TCAGCCGGCCGATTTGATGATGTAAGTTACGACCCCGAACACATCGAGAGTATCCTCGCTACCGACGACTATCGGCAAATATGCAGGGTTCATTGGGTTAAGCTGAACCCGCGGATGCAGCTGCAGCTTCTTAACGGTGAATTCCCCATCCACAGCAGCAATAACGATATCACCATGAACTGCTGTCCTTGAGCTACCCACAACCAGAAGATCCCCTTCCCCTATGCCGGCGTCTTTCATGCTGTCGCCGGCGGCTTTGACAAAATACGTCGCACTGGGGGTGATTGATTAGTAACTCATTCAGGTCCATGCGTTGCTCAACGTAATCCTGTGCGGGGCTTGGAAAACCACATTGCACAAGGTCACTGTACAACGGGATCAGCATGATCTGACGTAACTCAACGGGTGTGTAAAACTGCATAATTGACTCGCTCAGATTAATACTGTTTTTATACACAGCAGTTTTAACAAAGCGGCAGATCAATATAGGTTATGGCTATCCATTTATGCCATTGCCGTAACGCATTGATGTAAAGAGTAAGGTAAGTCTTAAAGTGTTTTCAGGCCTTAGTTGTTTGATGGTTTTGCGAACAACGTGAGGTTACAATTTTTAGGCTATGACAAAGGCTTCATAGCAAATTGCTCACCTGCGGGCTCTTGCATACGGCCCACAGGTGAGCAAACTTAACTGGCTGGTCAATATTTATAAATAGCCTTCACGGCTACTCCGATCATATCGGGTGACGGCTGCCGCGTAGCGTCACTCTCCTCCCGGGAAGTACCTCATCATAGAATGCATCCAGAGAATCGTCATTCCTGCGCCAAAAAACCTGAATTTTGCTATTCTTGAGCTATGATTCTTATCCACCATCTCTTTGTATCCATTAACAGGATGCCAGCATGATAAATAACCACGCTCTCTATCAACCTATCCCACTGAATGACTCACTGTTATTGAAATTCACTGAACAAATTAATCCGCTTTCCCGCCCCATCCTTGTCCCTGTTATCGATACGCCGGGACCCGCAGGTAATTCATACTGGAATGTAGATGCCGCGATAAAAAAAGTTGGTGGAAAAATGCAGCTTGGTTGGGATGTAAACCTGTGGCGTGGATGTTTTATGGTCGCCACTCATCATGCTATACTGTTGTCCGATAGCGGTGATCTTTTCGATGTAACCCAGCGCCCCGCAGTAGTGGCAGCACCGTTTGTTACTACATTTATTCCTGATGATTCTATTCAGATCAGTCTTGATAAGAATCCGGCGATTGCATCTAAGTTTTTTATACTTAACGACAGTCCAGAAATTAGCAGTTACATAAAATCATATGAAAACCTTAATGCTTTTGAAAAGAAAATGAGCGAACTCATGCACGCACACGGTTATCGCTGCGAGGCCAATAAATCCATGGCAAAAGGTATTCCCGAACAAACGGCGAACATAGTTAGTATTAATGAGGTTAATTTTATCGAGATAAAGGACAAAATTAAAGAGCTGACCTGGATTATGAAGGAGAAGATAATAAAACTAAAGAAATACTCTGACTCTCTAAATAGAGTGACTCACTGACTATACATGCACGTCGCTGTGCCTTCACTACTTACTGCAGGCCCTGATTGAACTATGAGCGCTGAGAAATATGTTTCGCCTGTTCTTCAGTGGCATAACCAAAGCACCTGATCCGCCCGACCATTCCGGCAGTATCCTGGCCGGTAGCGTTGTAGTTCGAGGTGTAGCGGGTGCCGATACGGATACGTACATGACACCCGTCACCAGACGCAGTAACGGCGCTTGTGCTTGCCAGAACGCCTTTGCTGTAGTTTTTCCCGCGACCTGCTGCCGGTTGTGTTGTTCTTCAGCATTCTGCGGCTTCGTTCCACGGCTTCTTCGGTCATTACCCGGCTGCGTCCGACCAACCTCCCCTTATCCCTCGCAGAGGCTTAAATGACACGGTCTCGTTCGGCGTCCAGAACTGACATGAGCCAGATGAGAGTGTTCATTTACACTTTCATTGTAACCTCTATTTCATAACAAAATAATACTCTGCTTTAAATTAATTCCATATGATATAATTACACATTTACGCAGGCACTCAGAGAATTCCTTCAAAAATCATATATCCTCATCTTTTTTGTTAACATCATGAAAAACAAGAGTTACCCTAATTATATTAATAAGCAGTAACCATACGGACATTGGTGATATAAAAAATGAATATTGATTATAATTCTATGGGAATTACAAACGAGATGATTTCAAATATTAATTCTCATGCAAGCCTTGCTTTTGGTGAGTGTGTATTAATATTGATAATGCAGGAGATGGAAATAAATAAAGACAACTTACTTAAAACACTTATAAGTGAGATTGAAAAAAAGCATGATGACACCCACCGTGGATATAGGCTGGCTATCGAGATGCTGGCTATTCACTGCCGAAAAATCAATAAAATCAAAGCCACCTCTCGTAAATGATTTTCATGACCAAAAGTTCATCAGTACGGTATGAAAATTATAAAACTAACGAGAAATCCTGCTCCTCTAAATTTAGTGAATCACTAACTTTACATACACGTCCCTGTGCCTTCATTACTTACTACAGGCCCTGATTGAACTATGAGCGCTGGGAAATAAGTTTCGCCTGCTCTTCTGTCGCATAACCAAAACAGCGAATTCTCCCCACCATTCCGTCAGTATCCTGGCCGGTAGCGCTGTAGGCCGAGGTAAATCGGGTTCCGATATAGATATGTACATCTACACCCGTCATATCGGGGATTTTCCCCGATGCGGTCACGGCACTTGTGCTCGCCAGAACGCCTTTGCTGTAGTTTTTCCCCCGGCCAGCCGCAGGTTCCACCAGGCAGGCAGATGGTAGCAGTGAGACGTACCCTGCAGCGGCCAGCGCCGTAACGGTGTCGCCTCCGGTGTCCGGATATTTACCGGAAAGATAATACGTGCCGGATTCAGCCCTGCCAGCGGAGTTGCGGATGCACCAGAGATAGGTGATCGGGTTGGTATTACCTGACACGGGATTCAGCGCCAGGACAACCCCCCTGTTATCCGCGCTTTCTTTGTCTGCCAGCATTGCCGAGATGATGTATGGACGGTTAGCGATTTTTTGCTGACGTACCGGCGTCTCAGTGCGCAGGTATGCCGCCCCTAGGTTGATTTGTACCCGGATAGACGGCGGAGTTGTTGTCGTATCGAGTTCGCAGCGACGGGCATACTGTCCGGCAACGATAAACTCCAGATAGTCCGGCGTCCCGGCCAGACCGTACATTTTGGTGACGTAGCCACTGGCATCGCGCTTAATCCCCCATTCCGGACTAGCCAGGCTGACCGCGTACTGCCACAGTCCGGCAGCGACGATATCGGTGATTTCCTGGAGCAGGCTCGTTTCATTAAGGATTTCCCCACCATCCGCGAGCACTCGCGCTTTGTGCGCGGCAAAGAGTTCTGCCGGATCAAGGCGGGTGTAAGGGAGCAGCGTTCGATTGCCGGTGGTTGGGATTTGAGATTGAATAATGGCCATGAGAAATCTTCCTTAGTTAATCGCGATGCGGGAAAGGCAGCAGAAGTGCTCAAGAACAAAATTGGGGTCAGACTTGCTGACTTTCGTTGATGTGTCGCTGATGCAGACCAGCGGGAACTGCCAGGCCACCATGGTCGAGCCTCCGGCGACTGACGGGACTGTTGCAGCGTCGGTCGCGTTGAAGCCAAAACGGAGATATTCCCCCGCGGCAGGCTCCGCAGCGAGCATGAATCGGAAAACAAAATCGCTAACCTGCACAGCATTAGTGATCGTCGTTGAGCCATTTTCTAAATCCGCGCCAAGGTTGGGCGCAGTGCCATATTTCGTATTAATTTTGAGCGGGAGGCCCATCGGCGAGCTGAATGTGACATCGAGCTGCAATCCGGTTTTAACCAGGCTGACTGGCTGAACGGGCTTCCATTTTACATTCGTCCCGGCAACGCGCTCTTTGTGCATCCAGGCTTCTGCTTCGCCCTGGTATTCACCCATAACGGCGTAGCCAACGTTGTTAAGATGCTGGATATCAACGTGATATTTGCGGTTCAGGTGAAATTTCGGCCCAATCATCACCACGTCTGCGCGTTCGTTGCTGATAGCCAGCTGGTCAAACGCAATCAGATCCCCGCGCTGCGTGTCGGTTTTTACCCGGCTCCCCATCTGATCGATGTAGGCTACCTGCGGGATAGTCTGCGTCACGCCACGCGCAGACAGAATAGCCAGGCGGTCGGAAAACTCATCGTTGACCCATTCATTAAGGCTGGCTTTATACTGCCCAAGAGCCGTAACGATCGCTGCATCCGCCTCTCCATGAACGATAGTTATCGAACGCGAAACGGGGATTTTACCCATGGCGAGTACGCGGTCACAGAACGATGTAAAAGCGGTGATCCCCCACTGGTATGGCTCCGTCCCTTTTTTCAGACCGCTGTAGGCCGTACCTGATTTTGCGTCGATGCGGGAGACCACCGCAGGAAGCGCCGACTTTGCGTAGCCGTACTGGGTCATGAGGTCGTTGAGGTACCGCTGTTGCCCTGGAACCGCGCAGCACTCACGATACAATTTCGGCTCTGCATCAACGAAAATAGAAAGCGTGTTATCGCTGACCTCGCCGTCAATCCCCGCGTTTCGATCCGCTCCTGCACCTGCAAACATCAGTGATAGTCCGGCGAGGTTTGCGTCAGCGAGAGTAATTCTGTTTCCGTCGCCGACTGCGAGGCTCTGCCCCAGAATTGCGCGATAAAAAACCTCCGACACCGCCGCTGCTACCGGACGCATGGCGTACGGATTGTCGATCAGGTTAATCAGGCCGGTCTTTACAACGCCCGATTCCTCATAAACAATGCTCGCGCCGCCGGCTGTAAGTTTCTGTGCATAGGCGACAGGCTGCACAGAGTAGACTGGGACCGTGGAGCTTCCATCCTTAAATACAGCCAGCACGCCGTTATACGGGCGTAGAATTGCCGAGCCTGTTCCCGTTTTCAGATCGGCTATTTCATCCTGTACCGATCTATCCAGCCCGGCGAGTAACAGACTCCAGTCCTGCGTAACGGCAAAACCAGCCTTGCTGTCACTATCGAGCATCAGCGCGTGGAAGCCGGGGATTGAGGTCAACAGATCATAATCGCCAAGCTGCCGCAGGCGGTCCTGCACCGCGTCCGGCATTTCTGCCAGCCGGAAACCGCCGCTCTCATCAAAACCGCCGAACAAACCAGTTTGCTCGGCATTCATGAATGCAATGGTCCACCCCAAAACTGATGCTGAAAAACTTTGTGGCATCACCGAGTTTACGTAGGAAAAGAGCGCATCAAAAATCGCCTGGGAAATCATTTTCCGCCCGGTAGGCTGCAGCGTCCCGCCAACGTTCATGACCTCGATCGCCAGAGCAGATTCATCCGGACTGCGGTAATACGTGGTGCTCCCCTCAGGGATATTCGCGATATCCGCCTGAGCCGCTGCCAGCGTCGCATACTGCTTGCTGAGCGGAATGATGTTCTGCCGTATCTCATCATTTTTCGCCATCATCTGGCGCCAGGTATCCAGCGGTTCACCGCCCCGGTCGTTAACCGTTCCGGCCGGACCGTTAACCAGCTCGTCAGCGCGCTTAACGTTGTCCATGAATATTTCCGGCGTCGTCGTGCCCAGTGGCGGGTTAAGTTCGGCCATTTTTTTGCTCCAAAAAGAGGCTTCGCGCAAACGAGGGTTTGAGCGAAAAGAGTTAATTAGGGGTGGTTATGGGGTATTACGCGACGTCGCCGGGGTATGTGGCGTCGTCGTACTGGTAGAACGATTCGAGGTATTCTTTTGCGGTGACCTGGCAGGTTCCGTCAGACTGCGGGTCGATCTCCTCTACAATGGCGTCGTAGACATGGCGCGTTGAGCCGCAGAACACCAGGCGGATAGGCTCAATGGTTGCCGACGACAGGTCAACCTTCATCGGATCATCAAACTCGCTCAGGTGCGGGACTGACAGCTGAAAATCACCCACCCTGCTTGCCACCATCAGCCCGGATGCAGAGCCATCCTGATAGCGGATCAGCGCGCGGGGATTTTCGTAAGACCAGTCCAGCGGCTCCGTGACGGTGAACGTTGTCACGCCACCCGCCGTTGTCATCGCCTCCACCAGACAGGAAATCGTGTTGTTACCCGGAATATCATCCGTGAGCACAATGCGATCGCCCAGGTTGTAGCACAGCGCGTCCAGCTCGGTAGTGGTCTGGAACGTCACCCGCTGCTGCAGGTATTTCATCAGGCGACGCATGCCGATCTGGTAGACGTGATCCTGATTCAGTACCCCATCGAGTTTGTAATTCTCGATTTTCACCGGCGTGGGATTGTCTGGCGTCCGGCATTTAACGGTCTCCTCTGCCCAGGTAGTTCCGTTGATGTACGTCACGTCGACGCCATCAAAATCATCGTCGGACGGCACCGTAAATCCGCTCTGCAGCTCCTCCACCATCTCATGCGGAGTGATCACGCCGGTCCATGGCTTAATCCCCTCGCGGTTGACCGTCGCCAGGCCATCACTTAACAGGAAGCGGGACTTGCCGGCATTGGCTATCTTCTGCAGCATTTCCAGCGCTGAGATACTGTCGCCGGTAGCGAAATCGAAATACTCTCCCCGTGGCGTCCAGTACGCAGACTCCAGCGCGTTGATGGTGTCGGCATCCATCTCCAGCCCCAGCGAGTTACCAACATGCAGCAGCGCCCCCGAAATGGTTCTGGCCGTTCCTGAGTCATAGGCGCGCGTGGCCACAACGTTTACGCGGCGGTCCGACTGAGCCGCCAATTTGCCCCCCGTCTCAACGGTCACCGCCATCAGCGACACGCCGGGATAGGATGAAGGGCGCGTCAGCAGTCGCCCGCGCAGCGCCTGCCAGTACATACTGTCTCGCGCGTTGTTTGAGCCCTGCTCATTGCGCCGACGGCAGCGAACCTCTACCAGCCCTGGTGAGCTGAGGGTGATCCGCTCAGTGAAACCTAACCCGTTGACGTTTTTAAGCGCATACTCGCCCTGGTGACTCACCCACCCCGATCCGGAACCGTAGACGCGATACTGAATCTCCCACTCAACGTGGCGGATCCGTTTTTTGCCCTTACTGTCAAAGCCACAGATGCCGTTCGGGAAGGAGAAATTCACCTCGAATGCATCCACCACTTCATTCTCAGGGCATACGAGGAAAGGCCCCAGCCAGCCCAGCGTGTCGTTAAGGCCAGTAGCCTCATAGTCGATCATCGTCCTGGCGGTGAATCCCGGCCATGACTCATCAACGGCACCGGAAACCAGGCGCGCCACCGTCGCCGTCGTGCCGTCAGCTGACACAATCCGGTACTCATTCCCGCGGTGAGCAAGTGAAAGCCGTTGCCCCCCCTCCGGCATCCCGGAGAATGCGGTGCCCGTGGCAGAGTTATAGGCGAGTGTCACATTCGCCGTTACCGCCGGGCTGCCGCCGGTTGATGCCGTGCCGGAGGTGTAAACCGGGGCATCACCGAAAACAGCTGCAGGCAGTGAAGAGGACGTGATCGCCCCACCCGCGAACGGACTGGCCGACTCGGTTATCAGTACAGTTCCGCCGTTGTCCTGCGCAACCAGGCCGGAGCCAGTGAGTCCCTCGGTGATTGCCGCCAGCAGTCCCGACATCGAGACGTAGTTAGCCACCAGTGACACCGGGTAGGTACCCCCCTGCCAGGTGATCGTGAACGTGCTGGAGCTGGTCGAAAAATCGTAGGTGGTCGGGGCCGCACTGGCCTGGACTTTTGCCGCACTCCCCCCGGTGCCGGGCACTGCAGCCTGACCGGGGGTATATGACGCGATAAACAGATCGTAATCGACAGAGTTAAACCCCAGCGTCACCGGCATACCTACTACCGGCGCGATCTCCGTCAGCAGCGGGCTGGCGATAACACTGTATCCAGCCGCCGAAGTGATCTGGTAGTTCGCCGGGGCTTTCAGTTCGACCACGGCGCCGGCGACCCAGCTGGGCGGTAGCGCTTTATCGTTCTCGTCATTATCGTCATCATCATCCGTGTCCAGCCCGGTAAACGTTACGCTCGAACCGGATACGGTCATGCTGTCTGCAATAATGTCGTCTGCGTCCGGCGACGTCTGGGCCATATCCAGCCCGGTGCCGGATGACGTCCCGCCCACTTCGGTGGAGTTGACCCAGTTTTCACTGCGCTCATCACCGGAAACGTCCGCGCCTGGCGGGTAATGGGTGCTGCTGAATCCCGGTAGCGTTGAAGCTGGCGTACTGCCAACCCGGATATCGCCATTGGTATAAATCAGATCACCGACACCGAGACACAGCAGCATCTGGACGCGCATTTTCGTAGGATCGGCGGCATCAAACCGGGTAACGGGCTGCAAGACATAATCCGGATAAATACGCACGCGCCCAAAAACTTCACGAATCGCATCACCCAGTTTCGCGCTGTTTGCTTTAGCGGGGTTCAGGTCGAGGCTTCGACCTGTGGATGACGTATAGCCGCCGGCATCAATGTTACTCATCATGAACAATGAATAAGCCGCAGATGCGACGGCAATGCCCACTCCTATCCAGGCAATTGTCGCGGCCTCAAGCCCGAAAGGCACCGGATAAAGCCGGACATCACTATCAGGGTGGATCACGAAAATAGCCCATTCGCCTGGCGGAATTGACTGCCCCTCAACCTCAACGGTCAGCGGTGGGACATCCCGATCCTCGTAGCCTTCAACATTTGCCACCAGCCAGCTGCGAATACTGGTTACACCATGCTCATGCGTTTCAAGTGGTTCTCCGGGAAGCCGGGACGGATAAAAACGAATGGTCATTGCCAGAACTCCACTTTGACAAATCGGCGCTTAAACCGCGGCAACGGCAGAAAGGTGACGTTCGTACCCGGGTTGCATTCCGCCACATGCAACAGACCATCGATACTGACCACGATCCCTACGTGGGTGACAGTTGACCCGGAATAACAGGCCACCCCGGCCCCTTCGCAGGGTTCGCAGCGCTCAAGGGTAAGCATCATCCGGCGCGCTTCCCGGTCGAGGCCGCCGTCGTCTTTGGTGACCCCTGCAAAATCGGGCCAGACGGGTAAATTCAGGTCGCGGCGTATCTCGTTCACAATGCCGAAACAGTCGAGTTGCGGGTATACGCGCCCGCCCTTCAGCCAGGTGACCGAACGGTATTTATCAGGGATGAACATAGTTAATCTCCAGTCAGAATCACTGGTTAAAAATCAGGATGTCTAAATGGTCAGAGCCTGGTTATGTTGGATACTCTGTCGCTATGTGCGGACATGGCGATCAAAGAGGGCTGATCAAAAGGATTGAAAATGAAATACAAACATCTATCCGTCTACCTGTATCAGGGCGACACAGTAGAAATTTCCTTCAGGTTTAAAACAAATATCTATTTGATGAATAGCCGCGAATTTATGGCGCTTCAGGCTGGCATGCGCCCTGCGGGCAAAAATGGTCAATTCACCCATTCCCCGGCACGACTGATCGCGCCAGCTAGCGGTAACTGGCACATAGTGATGTTCGGAGGTGACGATCCTGCCGATGCCAGGCAAATGGTAAAAGTCATTCCGAAGCGTAAGTGATATTTTCTGCCGGAATTTCTTCGAAAAATGCCCCATCGTTATTCCGGTAGAATTCCCTGCTTGCTATGGCTGCTCGTTCAGCCCAGTTCAGTGCGGAAATGATTTTCTCCATTGTGCCATCTTCGAAAAACTCACGACAACTTATCGTCGTTCCGGCGCTGTTTTCATCGGGAACAGCCCAGACGACCTTGCCATCTAATTCAATAAGGATCCGCATACAGGAGTGAGGTTGAGAAGCTGTCTCACTATTGCGCCGAATTATCGTGATTTGTGGATCGCAGTCTCCATTAATGCCATCCTTAAGGCTTCTTGAAAGATTACCAATTGGGTTTCCTGAGTTGTATTTTTTCATTTCGACTCCTTAGCTGATATAACGCAGTCCGGGGAATACAGGTAGCGTGTAGCGGTAACGTGGCCAGGCGGTATCGAGGATATTCATATAACCGGCGGTAATCTGCCCTTCGGTCGCAGTCCAGTAACCAGACTTGATTTTCAGCGTATACGGCACTTCCGCAGGGGCCGCTAAATCCGTGGAGATATAACGCCGGTATGTCAGAAATGCAGACAGACGGTTAGCCAGCGCATTGCGGATCGCCGTGGACACATCACCATCGATATTGCACAAGGCAAATTTGAGGTCCTGCGTGCCGTCCGCATTGCGCGCCGGCAGCGCAATGTCTATCGCACAGGCTGAAAACGTTACGGTATCGCCGCTCTCCGTCGTTGCCGTGATGTTGTCGTAACCCTGGCAAAGGTAGTGAACATCAGAGCCAATGGTGATCTGCAGCGTTTCAATGATCACCTCCGGCCCGCTGCTGGCGTAGAGGCGTTTAATCTGCGTCATGCTTCGGCCACTCCTTATTCAGCGCAATATCCAGCAGCGAGCTGCCGACGATCCATTCCGGGTAATTACCCCATGGGGCAGGAGCAAGGGGGCGTTCCCATAATTCAAGCGTCGCTGTGTACTTCCAGTAAATCGGGGCCACCAGTACCGGTCCCTGATAAATATCTTTAAAGCGGCATTTGTAAAACTTAATGCCTGCCGGCGTCTGCAGCTTCATCATGAACCATGCAGCCCCGTCAGATAACGCATCACGGAACCAGGACTCAAACGCCAGTCCCTGCGCATCGGTTTCCATAAACCAGGTGATGCTGGCCTGCGTCGGTGTGGACGTATAAGCTCGCCTTTGCCGCGCGCGGCCGGTGGTTAACTGGGTTCGTTTTAACGGGCTTACAGGCTGGAATCCGTATCCTTCCTGTAATGGCATCGGAAGACTGTCATGCGGGTAGTAGATATCAGTCATCACTCTAACCCTCTGCCTGGATATTTACTGCGCATTGCCTTACCAACTTTCCCATCTCCTCTCAACACTTGCGCAGCAACCTGATCAAGGGCTTCCGTTGTCGCCCGCTTCTGCGTTTGAGCCATGGAGAGAGCCATCTGATCAGGTGTCACACCGGGCGGGGTATGGAAATGCTGCTCAATGGGAGCATGGATGGTGGTCTTGCTGCTGTTGTCGCTGTTAACGTTCTGAACACCAGTACCAAACCCTGTACGCCCCAGAGTTGCATCTAGCGGTTGGCCATTTCGAAGTGCCTCAAGCTGAGACACGCCGATCCGGTTCGTTGATGCCTGGTCGAAGACGTACTCTCCTTTGTGAACAATACCCGCGGGCTGATACTTACCACCGGGGCCTGTGTAACCGCCGGAGGCGAAGCCAGTATCAGCAACCGCTTTTATGTTAGAGACGATATTGGCGGTCTCCATAGCAACCGTTGCCATAGCCATCAAATTTGACGGGAAAGGCAGACTTGCGGCCTGGGCGATACCCGCATTGATTGCCACCATAGACTGTGCGATCGCATAGGCTTTACTGGCTGCGAACGCTGCTTTGTAAATACCGGATTGCTGACCAAAACCATCGGCCAGAATACTCAAACCACTGTCCATCATGCTTTGCGTAGTACTGGTAATGATGGCGTTTTTTTGGGCCTCTATAACCGCAGCAGCGTTTGCAGCATCGGCGCGAGTTTTTTGCATCCTCGCTTCACCCTCAGCGGTGATTGCACCAGCCTTTTTGTAAGCCTCTTCCTTCCGGGCAAGCCAGGCATCCAAATCTTTTTGTGCCTGATCGAGTTGGCTATACTGCTGTTGCATTCCGCCAAAAGTGCCTGATAGCTGGCCGCCTGTCGGCGTGGTATTACCCACAACATCACGAACCGTCGAGGGCAGTTGCATATCGGTGTTTTGATAAATATCTGCCCGCGTTTTTTCATATTCACCGGGTTTAAGTTGCCCGGTTGCTTTGGCCTTCTCCAGCAGTTCAAGACGGGTTTTAAGCAGATCATTGGTCCGCTCATCCTTCGTCTTTACCTGTTCCTGCATCTTCCGGTAATCGTCCAGGGTTTTTACGGAATTTTGCAGTGCCTCCTGCTGCTTATATGCCTGGAGGATTTCATCTGAACGGGAAAGGATCGACTTCTGGTCAGCAGTGAGCTGCGTTTTAGATTTGAGGTCAGCAATCTGCTGCTCGAACTTGATACGAGCCTGTGTCGCGCTATTAAGCTTGTCACTGGCATCCAGCTGGGACTGCATGGCAGCAGTTTGCTGGTTTATCTGATCAAGCAGCCGGGTTGCTGCGTCCTCGGTATATGCTTTACCCTTTGGCGTCTTGGGTGATTTCGGGTCTTTGTAGCGGTCATTTATTTCAGAATATATTCTGTCATATTCTTCTTGAGTATATTTCCCGCGATACTTAGATAGCTCAGCCAACTCTTTAGCACGTTGCTGCTGCCGTGTCTGATATTTCTGAGAAAAGGCATCAGCCTTCTGCTGTAGTTTTATCCCTTCCTGCTGTTTTTTAAGGTATGGGTCATAGGATTCATTAATGGCGTCCTGAGCCATTTTCTCGGACTGCAATGAAGCTAGTCGCGCTTTAGCAGCATCGACCCCCTTTTGAAGCATGGAAAGGTCGCTAGACTTCCATGCTCCATATGGCCCAGCATATTTTGATTGTCCGGCACTTAAATCAGAAAGTGACTTTTGCGCCCTACCCAGTTCGTCCTGAGCTTCTGCTATTTTTTGCTCTATAGATTTTTCACGACCTATATCAAGCATGGCATCCCAGGCACCTTTCGCGGCATCACCCAACCATTTCCATGCCTGCTCCAGTGATCCGAGGTTACCCTGAATCTGGTCAGCACGCTGCTTCATAGTCGCAGCATACGTCTCTGTTGCCAGTCTCGCAGCCTCTTGCTGATTACCCTCGTCCTGCAACGCCTTAATCTGGTTGTAAGTTGCCAGAGTCAGGAAGTGATATTTGTCGTTCAGTTCTCCGATAGCGGCTATCGGGTTTTGTGCGATTTTCTCGAAGTCTGCCACCATGCTATCGATAGATTCATCGGTCGCATCGTTCATTGCGACAACGGCCTCTGTGACAGTCTGCATTGAACCTGTAGCGATTTTACCACCAGAGACAACACGGTTTAGTGCCTGAGCGGCGGCGGCTGTGGTATTCCCTGTATTATCTGCGACCGATCTCGCCATGTCTGCCAATTGCCCGGTGGTTACCCCGGCAATATTCCCGGTCAGAACAAGGGACTTATTGAACTCCTGTTGCTCCTGGCTGCCTTTGTACCAGGCATATGTGAGAGTACCCACAACTGCGACAAGAGCGCCGATCCCGATAGTCACAGGATTCAGAAATCCAGTCAGTTTTTTGGCATCCTCTGCATTTTCAGACAATGAGTTAGCGTTAGCTGACAGGGAATCGCTTGATTCATCTGCGGCATCTCCCGCCCCCAGCAACTGCTGTTTTATGATCTCGAACAGATTACCCCAGCCGCCAAACGAATCAGCGATCTGCGAACCCTGTTGCATGAAGATAGTGAACAAAGGCATACCACCAGCCAGGCCAACAGCAATATCATTCAACTGCGCGGGGAGTAACCGCATGGCATTTTTATACTGCCCTGCCGAGATGGCCCCATACCGCATTTCATTGCTGACCTGATTGAGCCCTTTCTCCGTCAAATCCAGCTTATTTGAAAGCTCTGCGTGGTATTCAGGCGTAAGCAGCCCGGCGTCTTTGGCTGCCGACAGTTCAGCTCGCTGTTTCTTGATTTTATCTAACGCAGCTGAGAAAGGGTCAAGTTGGCCAACTAACCGCTGCAACGAAGCACGCTGCTCTTCCTGAGCCTTTACTGCCTCACGTTCTGCCTGCGCTTCTCCGTTCAACTCACGGCGGGCTTCGGCAATTTTGGCACTGTAGGCATCATACTGCTGGATACTAAGCGCACCACTATACGTATATTCGAAAATTTGCCGCTGCTGCTCGTCAAGAGCCTGTAATGCGTGGGTTACGGGATCAAGGCGAGCCTGTAATTGCGTTAGAATTCGCTCTTGCTGCGCCTGTTGCGCTGCTGAATCCTGAGCAGCTTTCGCAGCTTCTCTCTGGGCCTGCGTATACCCAGTCAATTCATCCTGAGCAGACTGAAGACGATTGCGGGTTTGATCAATGATGGAACTGTAGTGGCTGAATTCCTCAGCCCCCAGCACACCAGATAGATTTGCCTTTTTCAGCCGCTCCATTGCTTTATCCAGCTCATCAAACGCCTTTGATGTAGGATCCAGCTTATCCAGTAATTTTTCTATTTCTTCCCGCTGCGACCTTGTTGACTTCGCATTTTCGATAGCGTGTTTTGGTCCAACCTTAAGATGTGAGTTCAGATCTTTAGTAGCTGCGGAAAGATTATCCGTTGCGAACTCAGCTTTTTCACCCTCTGCTGTTATTTTGTTTAGAGCACTGGCTAAACTATCCGCATTCTTTTCTGCTCCGGTGCTATCAAGAATAATAGCGAGGCGGGATGTTTGTTCAGTCATTACCTATCTCCGGGCAATAAAAAACCCGCCGATTAAGCGGGTTTGGAAATGTTTAAACAATGATATTCTATAGCTACCAGCAACTCTTTCTCCACCTCAAAGCAGCATCATAGCCTTGCGCCATATATGCGGATACCATCTCTATCAGCATGAAATATCATTGCCACTGCCTAACTTAAGATAAATCAACTTCCTCAGAAAGGTTTATGGTTCACTGCCGGGACTTTTTATCTTGCTCATACTCAGATGCTATATGCTCGTAAGTTATCTTGGCATTGAGACATTGCTTGGATGTGTCGCCGTCCCTAAGGCATTCACCATGATATCTAGCAATATTCGATGCCATACTAATTGCTGATATAAACAAAGATTCACATGCCTTATTTCCATTGCACGCTTGAGATTTCATGCTATCCAAAAGCTGCACTTCCTCAATCTGAGCAAAAGAATAAGTACAATAAAAAGACAATACCAATCCTACAATAATTGCTTTCATACTCCTCCCCTCCCATAAGCAAAAAGCCACCCGAAGGTGGCCTTATCAATCAGCTTGCGTTCTCGCAACCCGGCAGGCTACGGTCAATCACAAGATTCCCCTCAACACGCAGACCAATCTTACCGAACAGGAAGGAATGGTTAAGTTGAGTGACAACTACGTCAGACAGACCAACTGCACAGCGATCTTTTTCAATCGCTCGATCAGCGGCTGTTTTAACGTTCGGGATGCCAAGAGGGAAGATGATAACCGGATAGCTATCTTCTGCTGTTACACGTTTCCCTTTATAGAACTTACCCCCATTGAGGTTGTAATTTTTAGTACTCGCCACAGTCAAATCTGCAACACGTACTGTACAACCAGAAAGTAACAGCGCTCCAAGCGCCAAAGCGATGACTTTTTTCATTATATGTTTCCTTTGATTGCAATCGGAAACATCCTATCATCGACTTTCAGGAGCATGGACCACCATTAATGGTAGGTCAGTTGCTTCCTTTCTTATCTGCTGCACGTTTCTGTGCCTCTGCCCACTCATCCCTCCAGGCATCATCAAGGGCCAGTATCACTGCATCAAATTCAATGCGGTCGATCAGGATGGTGCGCGATGCCAGGTAAAGCTCAATATCGTTCAGGGATAGAGGGAGCGGCACTCCGGCCATGCCGGCATACTTCCTGCCGCGCGATATCATGGCGTAAGCGTTGAGGATCTCCCCAGTGACTGCATCGATTTCAGGCTCCGGAATGGGCGGGAGATTTAGCTTCTCCCTGCGCCACTTTGCTTTCTCGCCCTGCTCGCCGGCGAATTCCTTTAGCCACTTTTGGGCCTCTATGGCTTTTTTACGGTTTCCTGAGTCTGCTGCTCCTTACCCTGAGCAATGCTTGCGGCCTCGGCCAGTATCAGCCAGTACAAATCCGGGTACTGTTTCAGCATGGCGATCCCGAGCTCTGGGGTATAGTCGAGAGCAACCTCTGAGCCATCCACCAACTGGCCCACCCCCTCCCAGCCTTTCAACAGGAACCGGGCGACGTTATCGATCAGCAGGTCATCAACGGAGTCGATATCGCCCACGCTGGCGAGATTGAATTCTTTGGTTCCTACCTTATAACCTGCGTCCATCTTATCGATGTGGCGGCGCACCAGCGCGTTACGGGATCGATATTGCGGATTCTCGCTGCTGGCCACCAGCAGGCGAAGTTTGAACAGCGATTCTTCTTCCGCCGAGAATTGCCTTTCGCTGTCTTCTGGCTTTTTGTAGGGGGAAAACCAGCGTTCGCCATTTAAATCAATTTTTGGGGTAACAATCAGCATAATAACTCCATAATGAAGCCCGATCCGCGATGACTGCAGAACGGGCCAGGTAAATTAAGGCGCGGTAACGGTGATTTCAGACGTTGCGGTAAAGGTGCGGGCCTTACCAGTGATGATTGCAGTACCGGCTGCGTTACGCGTGACCTTCGCTGTTTTCTGCCCGGTAGAAACCACACTGGCGATAGTCGGATCCGATGACGTCCACTGGACGGTATCAGTTGAATCAGCTGGCGTAAGCGTGGCGGTTAACGTCACAGTAGAACCCACGGCGCCAGTTGAAGTGGCTGGCGCAACACTGATTGCCGTCGCCGGCACTTTAGGCACGCGCGTAATCGTCGGCGGAGTATTGGCCGCGGTGATATCCAGCTGAACCTGAACAATGTCAGTGCTCCCCGCATCCGGCCAGTCGCCGGAGATCTGCACTTCCGGGAAATCGAAGGTATAGGCGCCTTCAGCATTCTCCAGAGTGAAGCTAAACGGCACCGTTTCGCCGGTGAACGTTTTTTTGTAAACCTCCCAGGCAGCCTTTGACCATGACAGCGTGATTTGACCTGACGGGGTAAAGGTTGTCGGAATGTTTGCGCCGGCGAACGCCGAACCGGTACCGATACAGCGCTGGGTCTGCATATTGTTGTTGAACTGGATGTTGAAGGTGTCGACGCAGAAGCCTGTCCCGCCATCAACACCATTTAGCCGGATGTTCGTGACCTCTTTGAAGGAGTAACGCAGCGCCCCCGCTAAATCAACCGGCGTGGTGAAATAGCTGGTATCGTCCCCCTTCGTCTCCCAGTCCAGCCCTGCAAATGTAATGGTTGCAGTGATATCACCATCGGCCGGGATTTCCATCTGGAAGGTACCAACCTGACAACCGCGGGCAATCTGGGCGATCCCCACATCACTGGCAAAAGTCGCCACGGAGAACGTAATACGACCGTTACCCATCGTCAGCACGTTATTTAGCCATTCGGCACCGAAACAGCTGGCAAGAAAATCATCATGCTGGTTCCAGCGAAACCGCGTGCCGACATCGCCGCCGACATCCACTGTGCCGCGTGAAACACCCTGCGCCATGCGGTCACCAGCGATTTCGTCATTGTCGTTGGTGTTCTGCGTTGGTTTCAGACCAAATGAAGAACGACGTAGCAGGTTCCACGCCCCTGTTGTAGGCGTGATTCCTGGCGTTGTCTCGCGAATAAACGCGGCTACTACTTTTGCACCTGAGCTCACAGGAGCCTCCTGTTTTTTGTGCGCTACAGAGCGCGATAAGGAATTTGAAGATTGAGCTGTAACCAGCCATCGGTCTCACCCGCCGGCACAGCAGATACAGCGAAATAACTCAGCTTTCCATCGTCCCTGAACTCGAATAGCTCCGTTAGCTGATCGGCCGTTCGGGAGATAAGCAACGTCCCGGATCCGACCGGAACAAAAAGCTGAATGATGAGTAAGCCCGTCCTGTGGACGACCGGCCCGTCCCCGATCTCGATTGCGCCAGCCTGTCCTGCAATGTTGGTGAGGCGAGCCCAGATATCGCGGTTGCTGGGGTCAAATACCGGACCATTGGGATAATCCACCGCATCAGAGGCAATAGCGGTCTGTGCCGCCATTCGGGAAATGACAGCGTTTCTGATTTCTGTAAGGGTCATTTGTTGGCCTGAACGACACCGTTAAATGAGACTGCATAAACGCCAGTGGCCGCCTGTTTTGAGTGACCATTCTCTAACGCCACGGAGTAAGGGAGGTTCGACTGGATGTAAATCACCGAGTAGGCTGGCGCCTGGTCAATGATATTTTTGCCATTAAGAAACGTCATCGTACCGCGCGGATCCGGTTCAGTCGGAACCGAGTAATCCGGTGAACCGATACTGACGAAATGCGAAGCCCGGAACGTCCCCGCGCGATAATCTACTGGACGTTTGATATCCATTCCGTCATTAACGCGCACTTTTTTTCTGAGACGCCCGGTTTTGGTCAGGTTAGCAGGATCGGCATAAAGAGATTCGTTCCATTCCCCAACAGCTTTATTGTATTGAACCGCGGTCGCGTTGATGGCCCACAGCTCCGGGTCTCCTACCGGCGACCGTTGAACAATTTCATTCAGCAGTTGAATGGCGATTGTCCGCTGGCGTAGTTTGACATCTTCGGCCACCAGCCCGGCGAATGCCGCCGGGTCAATGTTCCAGCCCTTAGCCATATCATGCCCTCCGCAGTTGAATGGAGTACGCAGCGCCAGCAGAGTCGGCAGAAGCGGTGATGACCTCGTAGCGCTGAAGCTCACCCGTAACCGGATCCGGTGCGGTGATGATATGCCCGACGGCCGGCTTATCAGTCACCTCGTTAACCAGTGCGGTTAGCTTCACATCACCATGCAGAATGTTAACGCCATCGATACGGCGCAGCTTATAGCGCGCCAGCACTCCACGCCCCGAGTAAGTCACCTGCGTTTCAGTGCCGGTTTCCGTCACCGGGTCCCAGGCACCCCGAACGGTATATGACCCAGTGAAATCCTTAACGGCATCCTGCAGGTCGGTATCGAATGCCGCAGCGACTTCGGTTTGCAGCTCGTCACGAATGCCCATTGCACCCACCAATACGCTGCTGAGGTTTAACGATCACTGTACCGTGGAGTTTGCGGGTATAAATTTCGCCATTGCGCTTAACCCGCAGCGGGAGCGGAGCAAACTCTACAACACCCTTTGTCGGGTTTGCGTAAACGACATGTCTGATCGGGTTTCCATTCACAAACACATCGCGGGGACCGAGCCCGTCGCCGGCATAATGCACATATGGATTTTGCATGTTACCCCCTTACCGCCGCTCAATATGAGCATGGATAAAGTCGGTTTTAAGCGACTCCATAGCGCCAACCATCACATAGGGGCGTCCACCGTTATGCCAGCAATCAATCGCGTTACCCTCATCATCAAGCAGTATCACTGCGACACTGTGGCAGCCGCCGTTTTCAGCTCTCTCCAGAGCCTGTTTCAGCAGGCGAATAACCTGGTCGTTATCGAGGCTGTGATGGCTGGGCTTTTGAAATGGGACCACCTTCAAATCGGACATATCACGCCCTCACAAAGAACGTCTGGAAAGGGTTAATCATCCACGGTTTGAGCATATCCAGCGCCAGCTGCAAATCAGGATCGAGTAATTCAGTGCTGGTGGTTGAAAGCTCGGCAAAAGTGCGGGAAACCTTCACATCGTCGGCCTCAACGCTTTTGCTCGTCACCACGCCGGAATCTGTTTTTTGCTGATACAGATTGCCTGCAGCGGCTACGGAAGCGATAAACGCTCCGGCTTGCTTAACTTCTTCAGGAATATGCTCCGGGTCGATATCCTGAAGGTTAAGCGCCGTCATCCAGGTGTTTGCCTGAAGCACGGCTTTAGCCTTTTTGTCGGCGGCAGCCCAGGTATCCCCCAGCAACTCGTCAACGTCCTGGATTGTTATATAAACGGTCATCGGATCCTCACCAAAAGAAACGGGGCTTTCGCCCCGTCGGTTAACCACCCGCAGGAGCAGTGAACGCGATCGCTTCAGTTGTTTTCACCACGCCGTCAACGGTAGCCGTCACCGTGAAGGAGCCGGCCGTAGCAGAGGTGAGTTTCACCGTCGAGCCACCAGCAGACCCTGTCTGTGACGTCGAAGCACTGAGTGTGCCGCCTGTAGACGTCCACGCCACAGATGCCCCGGAGACTCCTGCACCATTTCTGGTGTACTTGAGCGAAACGGTCACCGCGTCGGTACTGTCAGCAGTTGCGGAAGTTTTATCCGCTGACAGGGTTACTCCCCCGCAGGGGCTTCCAGCTTAATCAGTACGCCTGCAGTGGATTTGTTACTGGTGAAATGTTTCTTCCAGTTCGCGCCAGTGCCGATTTTGGTCAGGTCAGGGTTAGCGCCCTTCGTCTCATCCCAGCTGTAACCCAGCAGTTCAACGTTAACCGTGCCCTCTGCGCGATAGCCAATGGCAAGGTTTTCCTGGTCGTTGATATCGTAGGAACGGAAGCCCGGAGCCTGTGATTCCGTTACGGATACCGCGCCGGCCACCAGCCCCAGAATCGCATCAACTGGCATGGTGTCAGTTACCAGCACCGGTTTACCCAACGTGCCTGGCTGTCCGCCATAAACCACCACGCCAGCTTCTTCGTAAATTTTGTTGTCGATAGCCTGATCAACAATGTCGAAATAGGTCGTGGAATGCATAACGAACAGCGCAACACGGTTAAATTTATCGCCGTATTTACGCAGGCCACGGGTCAGCGTTTTCTTACCATCAGTGGCAATATCCGCGGATACCGTCATGTCAGCATTTGCGCCAATGGCTGCAACAAGACCCTGTAGGGCATACTTGATATAACCTTCAAGCGTTGCATCAGCGACGTCGACGCCGATCACCTCGGAGAATTCGCTAACGTCGCGACCCCGACGTTTAAACGCCTCCTCAGTGGTTTCATACGGGCCGTATTTCCACGGCGCCTTAACGCTGACAGATTCACCGGCACCGATTTTTTTACCCGTTACCGGGTCGGTGGAGTTAACGTTGCGCGATTCGATAGAGCCACCAACTTTATAGAAGGTGCGCTTGCGAAAATCACCCTCGATCAGTTCGTTGTCGAGAATGATTGCGCCGTTTGAAGCGGCGTTGAAGACTTCCAGATTATCCTGGCGACGCTCAAGAAACGCAGTCTGCGCGAGGTCGTCATAGATAATCAGGTCACTGTTTACGGTCGTAGGCATTGATTAGTCCTTACTTAGGCAATTTGAGATAGGCCTGCTGGCCATGTTTGCGGATGTAGTCCGCTTTGTCGCTTGAGCTCATTTCTGAACGTTTCAGACTACCGCCACCGCCACCGGGTTTATGACCACCAGCCCCGGAGCCTTCGGCGCGCGGGAACAGGTGCGGGGCCGTCTCTTTCAGAGATTCAGCCCACTCAACCGGGGTGAGCGGAGTTTTTCCGTCTTTACCGAACAGAACATCGCCATTTGCATCAACTGCTACGGCCTCGCCTTCGTCGTTGAGCTGGAATGTGCCTTTAGCACGAAGAATCAGATCGTCGGATGCTTCTGGCAGCGCGCCAGCCTTAAGCGCTGCGCTGCGGATAGCATCACCCAGGACACGATCACGGAATTTGTTGGAGAACGATTCCGCCTTTTCAGCGCGTTCATTAGCGGCTTTGATTTGCTTGTCAACATCAGCACGTAGCCGCTCAGTGCGTTTATCCAGAACCTCATCAACTTTCCCGGCGGCGATCAGTTGCGCCTCTTCATCATCAGAGAAACGCTGGAGAATGGTTTTCACCGCGTCAGGATCGATACCTTCAAAACGCTTAAGCGACTCAGTGGACTCTTTGAGCTTACCGAGTAACTCACTATTTTTATTTTTCAGGCCTGAAACCTGAGCACTGACCTGCTCATCGATCAGCTTTTGGATTTCCGGCGTAATCTCGGGCGCACCACTACCGGAGCCACCGCCATCACCACCTTCACCACCAGCTGCCGAATAATATTTAATGAGCATGTTACGAATAAGCATGTTGTCCCCTTGGGATAGTTACTGTGGGCCTGGCCCAATAAAAAAGGCCGCCCGAAGGCAGCCTGATTGAATAAGATATGTTGGTTAAAGCCTGGCGTTTCTGAATGCCTGCTCATCCTTTGAGCGCAACTGGTCCAGCGTCAGCCACTCGCCCCTGTCGTTGTAGAACTCATCGGGAGACATGCCGCCATCACGAATCAGCCTGGCGCGCGTTTCTCCGACAATCTCAGCTTGTCGCGTGAACGACTGCCGGGAGAACCAGTCCTGGTAAGTCGTATCAGCCGGAACCTGTCCATCCATACTGGCGCGCGAGCTATCCTTGATTTCGCCGACTTTGATACCCAACTCCTCGGACGATTTCAGGATGTAAGTTTCAGTGCTCCGACAGCAAAAGTGGATTTTTCCAGGTCCCTGCAGATAAGGCACCTTGTGCCCTATCGGTTTATTATCCAGCGTGTACTTGAGACGGTCACGGATCCGACAATCCTTTGATGTCCGGTTATCCAAAGTAGATAACCACTGCTTACCCTTCAGAATGTCGTCGTTCGCCGACGCAAAGCTTTGTCTGGCTGTCGATGCAAGATGCCCTACTGCCGTTTTTGCAATGCTGGCTGCATTGGCCCGGCTCATCTGCAGCGCACCATCCTGGTAACCACGATTAGCATGGCCACGGACCTTTTTTGCGATTTGCTCCTGCGTATCGCCCAGGAGAAAACCCTGCCGAACCGTATTGGATATGCGCGCCATACGATCAGCTTCGAGGTTGCTGGCCCATTCGCTTAGCAACCGCCCCTGAAATGGACGCCCCATCGCCGCGGCATAAATCGCATCCGGGGAGATACCCACCAGCGGATGAAGCGCCAGAACATCGTCGGGAATGGCAAACTGGAAGAGGCTCATCTGAAAAGTGGCCTCATGCTTCGCCAGCTCCTGCAGCTCGGTAGAGAGGGCTGCATACATGGACTGTATGGCATCCTTGTTTATGGCCCTGACACTGACCAGTAACGCTTCCAGACGCGAAACGGTAAAGCTCTCGGGATCCAGCGTATCGATAGCCACCAGCAGCCTGGCGGTAAGTTCGGCGTCGCTGTCATTCAGAACTTTTATCATCCTGTTGGCAACGCCGGTGCTGTAGCGACTAACCCATATAGCGTGGGCTATGGATTCATCCTGCAGTTTGTCATTCGCCGTTGCCATTATTGCCACCAATCAGGTTAGGCGCGCCGTTACGAATAGCGTCAATGACAGTTTCAGGGTCATCAGCGGGATATATCAGGTCAAGCCTCTGCAGAGCTCTGACCATATCCGTGTCGCGGATCGCACCGGACTGCCAGGCATTGACGATTGCCGTTACCATGCCGGATTCAGCGACTTTGGCGATAAACTCCTGATTGATGCTGTAACGGTATTCCTCGCCTTTTATGCCGAGATATCTGGCGCACCAGCCGAGCGCCAGCGTATAGGCCTCCGAGCATTGGAAACGCAAATGCCGAGCACCGATGTGGATGCGGTTTGCTCGCCGCTGGATTGCGTGGCGGTTTTAACCGCGCCGTTCTGCTCGATAAGCCGGGCGCCAAGCTGAACAGAATAATCACGCTTACTGTCCATCGCCTCTTTAGCCAGGGTGTTTGGTTGCGCCTGAGCATAGGTAAAACTCCCCTCCTTCGGCAGCAGGAATGGAGAACGAGAACCGACACGAATTCCCTTATCCTGCAGCCAGTCACGCCAGGCGGTATCAAGCCCGGAAATCACCGGCTGAACCTGACCGCAGAAAAATACGCTGTCTTCGTAATCCGCCGAATTTCGATAATGACCAAGGTTAATTTCAACGAGGGCGGCTAAAGGCGACTCGTCGATGCTGGGATCGTTATTTTGTGCACCAACGAAGGTAAAGGGGATCTCATCCCAAAAATCCTCACCTTTAGGCTTCGGGTGATACTCAGAATCGACAGAAAAAGACCCTGCATCGGCCGACTTTCGCCACACCCTGCAGATAAACTTGCCGTCCTCCAGGGCAAGTTCGCGATACTGGATTTCATCCTCGTACGCAAAACCATCTTCCTTTTCCATGTATTCGCGTAAAACCACCAGCACCAGTTGATCACGTCCATTGATGCGTTTGGTGCGCCAGTTAATGATGCTTTCCGCCTGATAACGAAGGATGATCGCCTCGTCGGTCTCAGCTGCATAATCCGTATAAAGCCCCTCGCGCGCGGCCTCCAGAATATTTTCTGTAACCTGCTGGGACTGCTGATAAATGCTGGCACCAGCACCATCGGCGTTATCACGAAGATAATTCAGTTTATCCGGTGCGGTCATGGTCGGGTCTTTTCTGAATGCCAGCCCCAGTAAACCCACCTTTGTATTGCCCGTTATCGCGTAGAAAACGGCGCGCTGAATGTAATCAGCATTGCGCTTTTTATTGCGTGCAGACTTATCGGACGGATCCAGAAAAGGGAGGTATTCATTCCCGGCGGCCTTTACAGCATCAGCCCCTTTGCACACGTCACGAATTTTTTTCCACACGGGCATTGCCGCCCTGACCTCAGGGCGAACGTAAGCAATATCGTTATTGGCCATCAGAATGTCGTGTCCAGTGAAATAGAGAATGCAGGTCGAACGATTGGGAATTGCTTCACAATGAAGTAACCGGCACCATCGTTGGGGTGATCGTTATCGCTCTTTTTATCCGGCTCGCCGTTTTTATCCCACACCTGTTGTTCCAGGCAGTCGGCATAGACCGGGCAACGGGCCACATTCACCTTGTACCGGCGATCGCCATTACCATTGCAGAACATGGCGTTCATGGAGTTAATGCGGTCCTTTACCGGCGGGTTAGCATCATCAACGATGACGTTAAATCCGGCCTGTCGGAGCTGCTCAATATCTGTTTTGCTGGCGTTGTTTGACTTCCTGGAATCACCAGAGGCATCCGGGTAAATATAAATCTCGCGGACCTTGCGGTAGTCACCGTCGGCATACAGCCAGAAACGTTCCTTGATGATGCGTATCATGTCGGGCGTATCGTAAGCGTTGATAATCTCTGTTACCGCGTGTGGTAAGCCGAGCCGCAATACATGGACGATCCCGGCCATCTTCCCGACGTTGAAATCCATCCCGATATACAGCGCTTCACCTGGCTGCTCTTCCTCACTGGAATTATTCAGCACTCTGTCGAACTGATGATAAATGGTGCCGCTGGTCAGGTTAGTAAACTGGCCGTTCAGATATGCCTTGATCAATTCCGGCGGGTAACTCGCCAGAAGCGAAGGAATATAGTCATCCGGCAGGTTCTTTTCGTTGTCGAATGTCGAAGCCTGTACCAGACCATACATCGACCTCAGTTCAGGCTTTTCCCTCACAGCCTTAACAAACTGGTTATAGACGAACTTAAATCCTTCAGGTGTGGTAGTCACGTCAATGCCATTACGCAGACCATCAACTTTATAACGCATACGCGCGATTATTTTTCGCCACGCCTGACGCGCCTTATCCGCTTTCAGAACGTCGAGCTCATCCACCAGCGCATTGCCGATTTTAAAGCCTACTATCGTGTCGGGCTTTTCCATCGACCGACAAATTGTCGTGCCGCGGTACTGGCGCCCACTGTAGAAATGGACCTCTTTGTTGCTTTCAACGATTTTGACTTTCAGTCCCCAGTCGTGAGCAACTTCTTCCACCGTGGGGTAGAAAATATCGCGGATCTGAGGATAAGTCGGGGCAAAGTAGCCCTGGTTTATTTTGGGGAACTCCCAGAACCCTTTGCATATTCCACCGCAGCCAACCCATGTCTTACCGGATCCAAAACCAGCTACATAGGCTTTGAACTTCTGCTGCATAGCCAGAAAACGAGCCTGGGGAACGTTAAGCGTCGGAGCTATCGCCATCCTCTTCCCTCACTCGCGCATCGACTACGTTGATATTGATCGCAACTGGCGTTGGTTCGTCATCTTCCGGGTCAGCGGCCAGCTCTTTACGGAGCTTGTCGATCTCCAGCTGCCGGCGCTCGATTTCAATCTGCTGTAGACGCTGGGCGAATTCACTATCAGCCAGGCCGAGACGCTTCATCACCGCTTCGAACATTCGTTCGCGGCTGATAGCGGTTATCTCCACACCGTTCTTTCCGAGCTTCACGCCGGAATAGGCAAGCGCAGCATCCGGCGCCAGCTTGCGCGTGTCAGCGAAGAATGGCTGGCCGATGCCATCACCATTGCAGCGAGGACATTTCGGGTTAGGTGCGCTGGTGTGGTCGTAACCGTAGCCGCCATCATCCAAAGGCTCTCGACGTTTTCGCTCAAGCGCTTCGAGTCGCTTCTCTTCGTACTCAACAGCATCGCGCCATTGATACTGGTGACCGAAGCCCCAGCAGTAACGGCAGCTCCCGCGGCGATACTGAGAAAGCTGGTTGGCATCGAAGGTGGCCAGGCGCCACATCTGCTCAAGTACTTCATCAGCACTTCCAAGCGTGCGCACAATGGATGCTTTCTGCTGCTGCGCAATGGCCTGCGCAATACTAACTTTTGCTAACAGCCTTGCTCCCTGTTCATTCGCTGTCTTCTTGCTGTACCCGGCACGGATAGCGGCCTGCGTGGCGTTGTTGTCCTTCAGGTATTCTGCGACAAATAAACGTTGTTGATCGGTGAGGCCATCATCATCCACCAGCTCTTCTGCGCACTTTTCCTTATGCGCAGTGCGCAATTTCTTCTGCGCAGGTTTTTGCGCAGTTTGCGCAGTGGGTCTCTTGATGTATCGGCGGGCAGTAGCGTAATTCAGTCCCTGCGCTTCACACCAATCCTTCGGTGATACGCCGGTTGCGGCATGATCGGACAGGAACCGTTGCTGAAGCTCGCCCCAGTCCGGTTTTGCCATGGATTATTCCTATTTAACGTGAGGGAGAAAAAGGAATTACTGATTCTCCATAAAATATTCACTTTTATGTTTTGGAATTAAGGCTCTTTAGTTCAGGAGTTATTATGAAAAGAATTATGCTTGCTGTTTTTGTGATCTGTGGTGCGCTGTTTCTTTCAGGATGTATTTTGCCTCCGGGAGGCCCAGGCGGACATGGTGGTGGTCCTGGCGGCGGATTCTCACATGGCCCTGGCCCGGGTTTGCGTTAATAACAGCAGGCCCTTTTCAGGGCCTATTCGTATCAGGAGGTATCAGTCGATACCTCCTTTCCTGAACGAGAAACGACACTTCCATAGGCACCAACTGTAATGCCTTAGCTCGCCTGCTCTGCGCCGGTATCAAACAGCGCCAGCGCTTCGGTCGCTTCCTGAATCGCTTTACGGGTCTTCGAGACAATCTCGCTTTCCGTATAAACACGATCAAAGGAGTCTGCGAAAAGCTCAGACTTCAGATAGCTGTCGCCAACCCAGTCAATGGCCAGCTTGGCCGCTGCGGTGTCGTAGTTAACTTTCTTGATGATATCCAGTCGGATTTGCTCGGATGCGGAGATCTCTGCCATGTGTTACCTCTGTGCGATGTGGGGAGCATTATCGAAGCCACTAACCTAGTGGCCTCTGTAATGCTAATAAAAAGATCCTCGGCGGCGGCCTTTGTAATGAGCTCATTAGTGGAATTAACCCTACAAGTAATGGAGTTGACATGATCAGGCAAAACGATTTACAAATCGTTATCATTTTTTTAAAAGGGAGCATGTAAATGACAAACTGGATAATGCTAATCGCCGCAATCTTACTTGGAGTTGTGGCTTTTTACTCGCTGCTTTCCTACTTCAGGGATAAACATATTGAGTGGTTATCATTCCGTAGGAAGAAATAAGAACACACTATAGAAAGTAACTCGGCAGAATGGCTCCTGTAATGCTTAATCTTCCAGCTTAACTACGCCGGGCTCTTCTGATTCTGAGTAGGCGATGAGGCCCTCGTAACCAGGCACAGTGCTGCCGTCATCAGCTTAAAATTCTGGGATGCTGGCCTGAGTGATCGTGTAAGCGGGTTGGCCATCTTGCTCAGCGAAATCTGCCAGCGCTTTAATTTGCTCTGCGGTAAGAACTAATGGAGTCATGATTTCCCCTTTTATGGGGATATTGTTGGCTTTATTCCTTAGTGGGGTTAGCGCTTAGGAAAGTTGAATGCCTACTACTCTTTGGTAAATGATGTTACGCCTAATTCAGTAAGCTGATGCTTTACCGCACCAATGCGTCGGCTAAGCTCTCCGGTAACACTCCTGCGTACCGCATTAACAAAATCATCATCCTGATAACGACTCTGAATCGTGATGCCTAACCCTTCCCCGCGTTCGACGAGTGAGTATTGCTCTTCAAGTTCCTTAAGCCGTTCGCATAAGATTGAAGCAGCGTTAACATTATTTATATTCATTTCCTTTTACCTTACCGCAGTTAGCCTGCACCGATATGTTGTGCGCCAGAATGTCACGCTTGGTCTGCTTATCCAGCACAACGATATCGTGGTCGGTCAGGTAGATGACCCTCACCCAGCTGCAGGCCGTATCAACGACTACCGGGGCGGGTAAATTTTTCGCGCAGCTCGCGATCAACATCGTCATCGCCCATACGCTTAACGTCTTCCTGTACATCACTGGCCCCTTTCACAACTTCCGCCTTACGTTCTGCCGCGGCGACGATGGCGGCGGCGTTCTCTTCGCTGCGCTGCTGCTCGGCCTTTGATTCAGCTTTACTGGTCCCTCGAGCGTGGCCAATACCGAAAGCGGCAGCGATAGCGCCCAGGATGACGACCACCAGCCCAGCAATAATTTCAAAGCTCATTGCTGCGGCTCCTTCAGTTCGTCGGCCTTTTCTTTCAATGCTGGCTGGCGTACGTATTGCGATAGCACGGCCAGCACCACCAGCGCCGGGCTAATCAGTGCCACGATGTTTGGCGGCAGGAAGTTTTTGATATCCGGCGGCAGCATCGCCCAGGCGTGCAGCGCAGCATCCGGGAACGACTGCGCCCATACACCAACCAGCGCGCCGATTGCCCCCAGCTTTACAGACCAAGTTTTCAGCAGCAGGCTGGCATGCCCTACGAACTCCAGCCGGGTATATTTGCGCAGAAGTAACAGAACGAGCACGGCCACCAGCACGAGCAAAGCGAAAATGATCATCTTCACAGGACACGCTCCTTAACCCAGCCGTAGAGAAAATCCTCGTTGGCTTCGCGGCCCTCCGCCAGTTCGAGGTATCTGGCGCCCTGGCTGCAGTTCAGCGCGCGCAACAGAACCTGTTCACCCTCTTTCCCGCGGGCTGAAAGATATCCCTTAAGCGCGGTGATGGTTCGGGGGCCAATGGCGCCATCCGGGATCAGATCGGGGTATAGCTTCCCGCGCATGTTCAGAGCCGTGAGCCAGCGCTGGAAGAACTTACTGGCGACGCTGGGCCCCATATTCACGCCAGTGTCGCAAAGCTCATCCGCCAGTAAAGTAGATAGAGCTGCCACCTGGTCAAACCGGGGTCCGGTCCAGTAATCGCTCAGCAGGATTTGCTTTGCTGTTTCCCTGGGCAGGTTTCGCATATCACCGGTGTAGCCATGTGCACGGGCGGTGGTTTGCGTGATGCCCCAGCGGGTCGGCCCGCCTTTATCAGAGGGGTGATCGACATAACCACCCTCTTTGCCGAGGATCCCCTCGATAATCTGGTCTGCTGTCATTGTGCTTTCACTCCGGTGATTCGTTCCCAGAAATACGTGAGCGCTACGGAACCCATAGCACCACTGATACCGGCAGTGGCCAGTATCATGTAAATACTCAGGCCACCTTCAATGCTGATGAGCCCACCAATAACCCCGGTAAAAGCCGAAACCACAATCTGCGCAAATGCATTTATCCAGCTCCATTTTGCTTTGCCCTGCTTCACATCCATCAGGAATCGGACAAGGCCGCCCCAGCCAGCAATGATCAGCAGAGCCAGCCAGGTGATTCCGGCCATGCTTTCTTTGTCTTGCATATGCTTTGCCATAGGTTCACCTCCGGGTTAACGGGGTGCTGTGTGTTTGAAAAGGGTCAGGCCCATCGGGCTGATTTAACAACGAGCCGTATCGAAGATGGTTCCCGTGAGCCTGAAATGAAAAAGGCCACGCAATAGCGCAGCCCTTAAATGTTTTTGGTTAGTTGAAGTGCCTTAATCAGGCGAAAAAAAGCCCGCTCAGAGGAACGGGCAGAAAGGTAGGCAATACTGGTTCTGTACCGGATCGAGACGCGCCTAATAGTCCGAGCTACCGATTTACCAGGAGAGCGCTCGTTTTTTCCGTTACTACCCCTTAAACATAGCTGGAGAAGCCGAAACGGCAACCCCACTACCAAATAGCTCTTAGTAGCTTGCATGGTGCCGGGTGCCTCCCGGTGAGCCTTTGGACAGCCTCCGTGACTCGCGGACTTTTTAACACGCATCATTTGCTGTTTCCGCCCCTCCGCACAGGGGGATTCACCACACGAATAGATTAACAACATGTTAATTTTCTGGTCAATAAGATGTAAGCAAATGATGGCATGCAGTTTTCTTATTGCTGAGCTAAACCAGAAATCTGGTTCAGGGCTCTGCGCGGAGGGCTTTAACGTGTCGTGCAGCACGTCTCTACCCAAGAGCCCTGACCGGATTGCAGAAACGACAAAGCCCCGGCGAGTACCGAGGCTTTCTGGTTTCGTTTGCAATACGACGATGTAGCAGGGGTACTGATGCAATACATACGAATACCCATGCCGTATCGCCAGGAAGCAAAAACCCCGCGATTGCGGGATTTCAAGAGTAAGATTGCCTATCAATGCTGATGAGTTGCGGCAAATGCCTGCATTTCTTGAGAGCTACTTTTGTACAACTCAACGGGTATATTTTTCTTAACCACTATGCGAGCGTTACAAACTATTGAAAATACCCATAAAAGTCTATTAAACATCAGGTTAATCCTGAACATCAAACTTAAAATTCTGTCCGCTTCATTTTTAGCAGACAGAGAGCTCTGGTCTTCCATTTCATCGCGCTTACACTCTTCAATTACTTCCATCATTCTGGGGTCTTCATCTCTTTGCATGCGCATGCTCTTAGCTATAGAAAGAGGAAGAGTGAACTCAAGTGCGTCTACAAATGATGCTGAAACCAGTTGTTTCAACCTTAAAGAGGCATCGTCACGCTCAAGAAAAATCAGAACTCGTTTCATCATGATCATTCTACGAACGTATGCAGCACGGGCATATAACGACACTTGTAAGAAAACCAGACCTACGACAATCAGAGGTATGATAGTATCCATAATCATCCACCAGTTGAAGATGTAGTTGTAGTCGTCACTGTTTCAACCTCAGGAGTTGGAGTGCTATGTTTGGCTTTAGAGCCGTCTCCATGCTCAAGTTGCAATTTCAGCTTAGCAACAACTGTCTCATTGTCCAGACGCCGTATGTTAGATGCATATCTAAGCAAAAGGTATAGTGGCAATGAACCTAACAGTAACAAAAAACCTATAGACGCGATAACAGGATTTTTATCATAAAAGGATAAAACTGCTGCGAACGTCTCGTGAGCCAGTTCTGCAACCCAGCTTTTGTCTTCTTCAGCCATTGTAAGTCCAACATAGCAAAGTTTTCCAAAAATGTATCACGAATTTAAAAAAACAAGAACTCCACTAATATTAGTGGTCATGCGGCCTGACCAAGGAACTGTTTTGGAAACTAGCACTTTCTAGGTTAAAACCCCGCCGGATGGCAGGGTTTCATTGATTGAATTCGTATGGGCGTTATATCCCACAATGGAAAGCATACAGGACACTTTTATGCAAAGTCAACATTAACGTTCAAAAAAGTGTCGCCATTTGCTCCGATCGCATTAGTAAGTTGTCGCCTTCTCGAATTCTACAGCCGCTTGTCGCTCACCCTGACGCAGCGTGTCCACCAGACCCTCATAGAACGGTTTCCAGTTGCGTGACCACGAAGACTGATGAAGATCCGGGAGACGCTTCAGAATGGCGCGGTGTATCGTCGCTGAGGGTACAACAGAGAAGCCATTACCAGAGCAGCGCTCACATGTTTTGAAAACCGGTGCGCCAAGTTGTTTGGTCGCTTTGCGATCTAACACCTCCCCTTTACCACCACACCTGCATCGCGCATGGATCACTTTCTTTCCTCCACACACTCCACAGACCCTTTTCACCAGTTCATTTTTAATCTTTGGGGCCTTCACTTCGACACCGTCTGCATTGAAAATTCCAGGGTGCTTAACTTCATCTTCATGCCGGGAAATTAACCCGGTACCGCTGCAGCTGTGACACGTTGCGCTGGTGGCCGCCGAACGTGAGTATTCCGCAAAGGCAAATTGCGCCAGCGTAAACATGCAGCCTCCGAGCTCGTCACCAGCGGCTTTGCGGACATTTTTAGGAGCGTTTTTGATGGCGAACTGCGCCAGCGCTTGAACTGCGAGCTGTTCATCAGTTTTGCTGATACCAACCTTTCCGAAGAAAGCGGCCAGGCCGAAGCGCGCACGACTGCTGGTGGTACCGATGGCCGCCATAACATCTGTTCCTGTCAGGCGATTTGGTGTTGTGCTTTTCACGTCATCGCTGATGTGCATACCCTGAGGGCTGAAATGTTTTAAGGATGCTTCGAGTTTCATGCTTTCAGTAACCCCTCTTTTTTCCATATAGCCAAAGTTCTGAGCACGCCTTCGGCATGCATAAGGCGCAGTTCGTCGCGGGTGTAATCGGTCGTTTTCTTTCTGCCATCAATGAGATCGTGGCAAGCACTACAGGCAATCGCTCCCTGGGTATCGTCCGGCTTGCATCCAGTTCCACAGGTACCCGCCAGGCGATAATGCGCCAGAACACTGGTTTCCGGATTGCCATTGCAATACCCGGGGATCCGTACTGTACATTCGCGACCTCGGGCCGCTTTGCGAAGGTTCGCCATACTCACCCCCACATCCTGTTGCGCCAGCGAGAGTCTGGCCGAGGCGGATTTTTGTCCTCCACCAGCTGCGCGCTGACGGTCCATGTCATAAAGTCAGGGTTTAAGCTTCGTTCGACCTTTACGCCCCGCTGACGATATCTCGCTACCAATTCGTCGGCCTGCTGCGTTGTGCATTCGAGATGGTGAAACCATGAGTGTTTCATCGGCATCACCCCGCGAAGCTTAAAAGCTGGTTGGCGGCGTTCTCAGCTTCCTGCAGGCTGTTGAATGAACGAGAGAGGATCCACCGCCAGAGAACATCCAGCGATGCTTTGTACAGTTCCTGGAATTCGCATTCGTCCATGCTTGCGAAAGAAATGCTGCGAGGGTGTTTTTTCAGCGTGCCGTCCGGCAGCTGTATGGCGTCATAGTGGCCGGCTTCAACGATGACCCACGCCCGGTAAGCATCGAAGGATTTGCAAATACTGATATAGCCGGATCGCTTCTCAGCTATCCGGTCGAGATATTGCCCGGCGGCATCAAGCAACGCCGATTCACTCCCGCCATATGCAGCAAGGTATTTGGCGTAACCTGTGATAAGCCTGCGCTCGTTAGACGAAATCGCCCCGCCGGTTGGCTCCCAGTAATCGAAGCCCAGGTTTAATAGTGCAAAAAATTTACGGTGAAATGTTGGGTTGCGGACAAGTTTATACTCAGCCTCCAGAACAGCGCCGAGCTTGCATTTTGAATGCAGAAATTCTCTGGTCTCCGGCGTTGCTGGGATCAGGATACCTTGAGACTGTTTTATTAAGTGAAGCTGCGCCATCACGTTCTCCGGTGGCGCATTACTGTCAGGTGGCTGGTTGTTCAGACCAGCACTGCAAGTATGATGTAGCTAGCTGTTAAGAGTCAATTTTAGAATTCATTTCCTGAATTATTTCTACCAGGGTTGCTCTTGACCAATGATGCTCATCATGTGTTAATTTTCTCGTAGAGACCTCACCTTTCAGATTAGAAAAAATATACCGCTCATTAGCTTCTAATCGAAATGAACACACTACAGTGCCGCTTCCATCTGTTATAGTGGCCAAAAAAACTCTTTTACTAATTGGTTCAACACCTCTAATTACCCTTTTCTTCGAACGACATTTGCTTACAACATAGAACAATTCACGCCTTTTAACACGTTTAACCACATCACCTCCATATATTGATTAACTGTTACCGAGTTAAACCCATAAATCTCCTAAAAATCACAAGCCTGACCCAATGAAATCATTCAAACAAACACAAACGCCCCAAGGAAATGAAACGACATCGATACAAGCATTACACAACCTAATTAATATCACAACACATAAATACATCAAGAAATATTTCAAAAAAAATTAAAACACAACAAACACAACAACATACCTTAAAGTGACATGTGTTTTAAATAAACACAAATAGCCGCACAACATCTATGGTGACAAATGAGCATCGAATTACACAAGTAATAAAACAAATTGTTTTGTCAGATAAGAAAACAACCTAAAAAGTTGTTTGATGACAACCCGAGAACATTTGACGTTGTTAATCATGGTAAACGAACCTATTAGGTTGCTTAAAATAAAAACACAGCCTTGATACCAACTTTTATAGCTACACAAAAGTGTTTTGCAGCCTCCCCCTCCCAAAAGTTACTTTTTCCCTTCGCCGGTAAAAGTGTTTTACCAACTGCCAAAAAGTAACTTTTCTTAGGGCAACAGGTAGAGCTCATCACACTACTGCAAAAGTAACTTTACCCAGCAATCGCCAATACCAAATAACAAGAAAGAAGTCAACAGCCATTTTTTGGAGAGATAGGAGGTTAGTCTGAAACAACAGAAACAAAAATCCCGCCAAAGCGGGTTTTATCATGCTGCAATACTTTTTTCAGGCAAATCTCCGGCAGATTGGCCCTTACCACCACTTTAGCATGAAGCGGAGTTACCCCATGGGGGAGATTAGACGTTAAACGCCCTTTTCAAGGTTTTACCAGACTAAATTTTATTGTATCCCGATATACTCCTGGATGGCCTGGCACAAACTTACACTTTTTAATAGCAACCTCAGTTACCCTGAAGAAAACCTCATCGCCCGTTATGTCTATTGAGTACACATCGCCTTTATCATTAACCCACGCCGCATAATCGACACTCCCTTCAGTTCTCAATGCCTGAGCCTTGACTGGCATCACTGGCGCAGGACAGCTTATGCGAACAGGTACTATTTCTTCTTTTTTTTCAATAGCAAGCGCCACGTTGGATACAAGGACAGCACAAACCAGAAGCAATGTTTTTTTCATAAACGATACCAACTGTTGTTTTCCATGTATTCCTAGGCTACTGGAAGTTGAGAGTCCCTAGGCGTTTAGTTGCACGATATTTTATTTAACCCCATACCGTTTTTGTTTGACAAATTAAGGTTCTCTCCAGTTAGGGCCTTTATCGGGAAGAGGTTGGCCTGTATGTTTTAGTTTTCCTTCCTTGAACAGTCTGTCATGAGTCCTTAGTAACTCACCATTAGCAACAACATCAAAGTTATACCTAACATACATACGGTCGATGCTAGGGTATGGAGTAATAGGTGAAAAATACAGAAGAACATCTTCCACACTTACATTTTTATAAATGCTTTCAAGATCTAGCATGATTTTTCCTCCCCTGTACTTCCTCACTCGAAATTAAATATGCCCTTCCCTACCTGATAATCGCTACTTCTTCGGCGACAACCGGCATGTTCAGGCGCTCTTTGTAGGCTACGCCGGAAGCGGCGAGGTCGACGTTGACCTTGTCCTGCTCGTCTTTCGATTTGGCTGCAATGTTGAATTTACTCATTATTAATCATCTACATACCGCACATCAAGAACCACATTCCCTTCCAGGTCCTTTCTCACAATATGAACATCTTCCTTAAATGGCGGCTTGGTTTGCTCGATAACAGTCACTGTGGCTGTGCCAATTTTGTTCTGATTCTCGTCCAAGACAATGTAACTTCGATCTATGCGGCTAACTAAATGCCCCCTCCTGACTGTGCCGTCGTCCAAAAGAGTGTAGCCAGCTTCAAGGTTCATTTTTTCTTTAAACATAAATCCCCCTCAGGTTATGAAGAGGATTATATATCACTAACAGATTAGCTGCGCGGCTTTGCGTTCTGCGGGGGATTTAGGCAGCCTCCCTCCCCCGGCACATCTCGGGCAAATTAGCACTTATTAGTGCCTCAGTGAATGGCAGCGCATCGCGTACCACCGCAGATGATGGGAATTATTCCCCAAAATACCGGCGGCTTTGGGGATGTTGAAAAGGCCTCCGTGCCTTTGTCGTCAACTACTGATATCACTGCAGAAATAACGGCAAGAATTGAATAAGTGGATAGGAGAAAAAGTGATGCAGTTCGAATTTTGCACGCTTGGCATTGCCGACAGCTAAAGAATCGCCAGCGACTGCAGGCGATTCTTTTATTCTTTAATTAATGTTCCCCATATCTGATCCATATCTACCTCTTCAACCACAATACAAATTGAGCAGTGGACATGGTCATCATCAATACGGACATATGAAAACAACCTTGTTTTCACTTTTCCATCAAACTGCGCGCGCCCGCCTTTATTCGTGATCGAGATATAGTCACCTACATTAGGCAACATTAACAATGGATTATCATTTGAGTTACACGCAACTACATCTCCATCATCATCTGGGCGCTGTTGCCCTTTACGGAGGTACTGAAAATCATAGCTGTATGTTGTTTTCATCAAAACCCCTTCATATTGTTTTAGTTTTATCTCAGAGCAGAATTCAATACAACGCCTACAAACTCACGTCAACTTCCATGCATCCATATTGGGTATCTACGTCACATTCTGGGAGGTACTATTTTCTTACCCCTACGAGATTCTTGCTTCCACGCCAACTTGTCAACGTCCCAGTAAATGCGTCGGATTTCACCATTTCACACATAACACGCGCTTGTAGGCCCGCTACACCTGCTTTAGACTCCCGCTTTCATGCACCTGCATGACATAAGCGAAAGCACGTCAGACCTGCCGACCATAACAAAAACATAAAATGATCGCGCAATTTCAGTAGCATAATGGCATTTCTGTATCAATATCCGTTATGCTTGTTACTTCAGATGATAACGGTCGTTAGAGGACAGAAAATGAACATTCTAGAGTTAAAAGCACAACTAAAAACCGAAGAGGACCCCAAAAGAAGAGCAGAGCTGTTTGCTCAACTAGAGATTTTCAAGCAAGACGCCGAAGAACAGGTTCGTTCGGAACAAAAAGATGTTGATTTCGAAACAAAAGAGTTCACCGTGGAACTTTTGGTTAACAAGTATCACAGTGGTTTAGAAGACGATACTAACGAATTATTTGTTCCTGATTATCAGAGGGATTTCGTTTGGAGTGAAAAAAGGCAGTCTCGCTTGATTGAATCCTTAATCTTAGGTTTTCCAATTCCATATATTTTTACTGCTGATGTTCTGTCTGAAGACCCAGAATTAGATGGTCGTATTGAAATTGTTGATGGTTCACAGCGAGTGAGAACAATACATGCATTCATTCACAATAAGTTAACTTTACAAGACTTAAAATCTTTAAGCTCTTTAAATGGCTTTAACTTCCAAGACTTACCTCTATCAAGACAACGTCGCTTTATGCGAATTCCAGTCCGAGTAATTGAGCTAAGTTCAAAATGCAATGAAGAAACTCGACGTGATCTGTTCGAACGAATAAACTCAGGAAGTGACATTCTCAAAGATATGGAGGTCCGTAAGGGTTCAGAACTTGGTTCGACTACGTTATATAGGCAAGTAATAAAACCATGTTCAGCTATACCACAGTTTAAAGAACTGGCTCCGTTATCAGAAGCAAAAGAGAAGCGTGATGAACGTTTAGAATTTACATTACGTTTCTTTGCATACTTAGATAATTATCAAAACTTTGATCATTCAGTTCGCGATTTTCTGAATGACTATATGTCCGCAAATGGTGATCTTGACGAAGTTAAACAAAACTCAATGAAAGAAGAGTTTGCTAATGTTTTAAATTTCGTCGAAAAATATTTTCCTGCTGGGTTCAGAAAAACAGTCACAGCAAAATCGACCCCTCGTGTTCGATTTGAATCACTTGCTGTTGGTACTGCTTTAGCGCTTCGTTTAGATCCTCAATTAGCTCCAAAAAATCTTGACTGGATCAGTTCTGATGAATTCAAAGGATTAATAACTTCTGATGGCGCTAATAGTCGCATTAGAGTAGCTGAGCGAATTGAATACGTTCGAGATAGACTTTTAGAGGGATAACATGGACAGTTTTCGTGAAGATTTTGATATTAGGTCAGGAGAAATCTTGGCCTATTTAGATCTTTTAAGATTCATTGAGCATGCAGGCGCCGAACTGTTATCCTCTGACGATCCCGAAAACAAGTTCGCCATTACTGCTCAATCACGTAAGACCTTGAAAGGTACCGTATACATACTACTGTACAATTTGATCGAATCGACAATGAGAGAAGCTATTTGCTTTATTCATGAGACTATATACGATAGAAACATTCACTTTGATCAGCTTAAGAAGAACCTTAAATCTGAAATTCTAAAAAGATTAAAAAACGACTCAGTGAGTGTTGAAAACCTCATTAATGGCCTGACAACAAAAGGAATATCCTGCGGTATTTCCTACGGTACTTTTAATAAAAAGAAACTTTTTTCAGGAAACATAGACAGAGATGAAATAAAGGAAAAATCAGTAATTTATGGTTTCTCAACAAACTCCGACTATACCCACACAAAACACGGGGAGAAATTAGCAACTGTTAAACAACACCGTAATGATTTGGCACATGGAAATGTTTCCTTCGCTGAACTTGGTAAAAACGTATCTTATCAAGATTTAGAAAATGTTTCGCTCGAGGTTATTGCCTATTTAGACTCTATAGCAAATAACATCGAACATTACATTAATTCTAATGGTTATCTTGCCTCTTAGAATAAAATAGGCCTGACCAAAAGGCCTATTTGATTTTAGGGTAGGTGGTTTTTAATAGATTGTCCTATTACACGCCCCAGTTCGACAGGTACAGCATTACCAATCATCTTTCCAATACTTCGCATAACAATTTTAGACTCATCCTCCACGAAAGCATAGTCCATAGGAAAAGTTTGTAGTAAAGCGGCTTCACGCAGAGAAATGGCCCTATTTTGCTCCGGATGTCCGAAACGTCCATTCCCAAATCCGTAACAGAGGGTTGTAATAGTAGGGCTAGGTTTATCCCAAGACATACGCCCATAAACACTAGCATAGCCTTTACCACTAGATTTAAGATGGCAAGCGGCAATAAGTTCTTTTGGCCAGTCCTTCCAGGTTCCGCCCGGAACAGAATGAATAATTCGCTGCTTGTTGAGAGGTGTTAACTTACTTGCTCGATGCAAAACATCCGTCTTGTTAGCTTCGCCATCCTCTAATGGTGGTAGATCACCAATAGCATCTTTAACCGTTTTTATCTGAATGTCTTCACGCTTCACTAACTCAATATTCCCAAATTTCGAAGCCAGTAAAACATGCCGCGCACGATTTTGAGGTATACCATATTCAACACAATCAACCCGTGAAGCCCAAATTTTATAGCCTAAACCTATCAATGCATCATAGAAATCGTCATAAACCCTATGCTTCGTAACATCTGGAACATTTTCCATAGTTACAATCTCTGGCGAGACTTCGCGGATTAAACGCTCAAATTCATAAAGAAGAGGCCATTTGTTATCATGGGCTTTATCCTTACCTTGCGTGTACTTTGAAAAAGGTTGGCAAGGCGCGCATCCAGCCAAAACTTTAACAGAAGCAGTACCATACAACTCAAGGAGCGCCTCTTTTGTCACTTTGGTTATGTCTTGCTCAATGAATTTTGCTTTGTTGTTTCGTTCATAAGGGAACCTACACTCCCCCTCAAGATCAATTCCAGCAACGACATCTAAGCCTGCAAGCTGCAGGCCATGAGTCAATCCGCCAGCGCCACAAAAAAGGTCTATCACCTTAACAGTCATTTAACACCCCACATCTACAATGCCTCCAGTATATCGTCCTTTCAAAAAAATCTCGAGGCTTAAAACGTAAAAGGTATCATTGGGTATGGTCAATGGCTCCTGCTTATGATCCGCGATGTAATATTCCGACCGCAGTCGCAGCAGTAGAATGCTTTCCCGCCGCGAATGCCGCTGGTGTGCTGCCCCTCAAGGAATGTACCATCCCATGCATAAAACTGCTTGAAATCCACAACCTCTTTCGTGTGGAATCCATTCTCACCGCCGCAGTGCGGGCATGAACTCGGGTTTTCTATAGCCATCACTCAGCCTCCACCTTGATGTCAGCGGCGGCAGCTGTACGCGCATAAACGATCACGCCGTCCTCGGGTCGCTTGCGCTGCAAAAAGATACCAGAGCGCGGCCACAATGCAATAAAGCGACATTCGCTGTTTTCAAGACGGTGAAATGCTTTCTCGCTCATCACACCTACCGGGCGAAGGTGCTCCTGTTCGCGCTCTAGCTCGGCGATGCGCGCCTGCAACTCCTCGCAGTGGTCTGTTATCCCACGGCATTGAGTTTTCCAGTAGGCTTCCATCCCCTGCGCCTTCTCCAGCGTCTCTATCAGCGCCAGGACGTCGTCGGCCTTTACATACAGGCTTTCGCCAAACTCCTTTGCGGATGTTGCTCGACGCTGCAGGCTCTGCGCCAGTTCGGTGATATCAGTCATGGCTGGCCTCCTCGAACAACACATCACCCTCAATCCCACCGACCTGATAAACGATCGAGCCATCTTCCCGATATTCCATTGGTGCAGCGCTCCAGGCTTCGCCATTGAGATCGTCATCGTCGCCAACTTGAACAAACCCGCCAGCAACTATACGGGCCGGATACATTTCACCTTCAGTCCAGTATCCTTCGGTATCCTTAATGCAGAGAATTTGCAGTGAGTTGCTCATTTGTCTGCCCCTTCTAACGCCGCTGCTATCTCTTCGAAAAAGCCATCTCGGGTATGGCTGGTCATTGCTGGTAAAAATACGGACATCAGCCTGTTTGTGTTGCAGTTCTCATCGTCTGCGAACAGAGCGATTTTTTTATCCAAGCGCACCTTCGCTTCCTGCAACTGCTCGTTTTTCTTGTTAGTGCGCTGGATATAGTCGGCAATGATTTCTATAGCCTTGTTTGTGTATTTTTCGACGTGTTCAGTCATGTGAACCACCTATCGCCTCAATCGTTTCCAACAACAACCGGCGGCGCGTATTTTCTGCAAAGTGACGGCGCCCGGTTTCTTTGTGGTAAAACTCGTTTTTGCCGACGACCCACATCCGCTCTGTCTGGTGCAGTTTTTTTACCTTCGGACCGTCTTTGGTGATCACGGTGCCGGTATGGGTTTTTACGATTGTCATACGGCCTCCCCAAGCACCCAACGGAGTGCGCTCGCATACTCACCATCGGCAGATTCCAGGGCTTTTGTGATTTCTTTGCGGGTTTTCAGGCGAGGCTTTGCCTCACCGAGGATCTGACGCTGACGCCGGGCTTTTTCATGGCCGGTTGTGCCAGCAGTTGCCGCTTCGATTTCAGAGACCTTCTCCCGCTGCTCTTCGGGTTTAAGCGATGCCAGCTGACGCGCCTGGGTAACGGTGACTGTGCCAGCCTCCACCGCTTCCCTGACGGCCTGAGTAGCATCGAGGAGGGAAAGCGTTGCTCGAACGGTCTGAACGCTGCAGCCAAACAACACCGCAATGTCGTCCTCATCGAGCCCGCGGTCGAGCGCGTCTGACATTTTTTTAGCCCGGCCAAGCGGCGTATCGGGTCGGCGAATTTCGTTTTCGCTGACCATGTATTTAGCCATCTGATTTGCCGAACCGCGCTTAACGACTCCAGGTACAAGCAGTGGGTCTTTGCCTTCTTTCAGACGGAGTTTATTTGCCTCCAGGGTATGTTTAACGCGCTGACGGCCAACAACTACGCAGGTGAGCCCCGTTTCGGGGTCTTTCCAGACGATGATCGGCTCCAGTACACCCAGCTCCGCAATGTTCAGTACCATCCCTTCCTCGATAGGCAGGTGTACACGCTCATCGTAAAGTGGGTGGGTCTTATCGGTGACCAGGTGCAGGTTTTCAGGCTCGAAATTGAGCACGTTTGTTTTGCCGCTGGCACCGTATACATCGATTGAATTCTTAGCCATGAATAGCCTCCTGAACATCTAAAACTCGCTGAAAAACAGGACTGCCAAGCAGGCTGTAATTCATCCCAACAGCAACTTTCGGCACCAGGCCAAAACGCTTCATGTCAAAGTCGATGACGGCCCGCTGATCGCGGAACAGCCCCAAACGACCATGCCGGACAACCTCGCCGGTCGCTTCTGCTTCGGAAAAATACCGCTGGACAGTAGCGCGGCTCAGCCCCAGTTTTTTCATTGCCTCGGCGGTCGTGAGTCGCCCCTGATGCCTGGTGATCCGAATCACAGCGCGGACGTACTCTCTGCGCTCAACTGCTGACAATGCTCTAGCCATGATTCCGCCCTCTGCCTAAACCGAATTTCGCGCGGATTTCAGCGATTTTGTTTAAGCCCTGCTCGTTACTCAGCGGACGTCCGCCCAACTTTGGGATTTGCTTAACAGGCTCGGGAATCACTTCCCCGGCATTCAAGCGACGAACCATACGCAGCAGCTCATCCTGCGCCTTACGTCGCAACTCAGTGTCGCTGAGGCCGTTTGCGCGCATGTCTGCGTACAAGCCAGTAACCATCCAGTAGCAGGCTTTGTGTTTCAGCGTTAACGGTTCGATTTTGTGCTCAGGCCATGGGTACGACTCAGCGTCTGGATACTGGCCGCGAGTCCGGCAATACTGGTAAACCATTTCAACCAGCTCACTCGCATCTGGCAGGCCTACAGTTACCGCCTCCTCAGAACGACACCAGGCGACGAACTGTCCCGGTGATGGCATGAATGGTTTTTCCTGTTTGCGCGCAACCCGCATACCTGCGTTAATCTGCTCAACTGTGGTGATCCCGTTCTCTTTGAACGCCAACAACCACTGGCGACGCATCTCGTTGAGGTCTTCCACAGATTTGTTGGCCAGCACCGGGAATACGGCAAGCAGCTGGCGGAACAGCTCGTTGAAGATCTCCGCAGTCTTGGCCGCCTGGCGCTTTAATGCCTGCTCGTCCTGCATTTCCGGAAGCCCGGCAGCCACTCGCTGGAAGTTTTCACGGTCGAAGTTGTGCATGCTTTCTGCGATAGATTTCATTCGAGTACCCCGTTGATCCAGTCTGTGTTGTCCAGCGCACTGGCGCCTGATGCGCTTCTGGATGGACCATGGCTGCGCAGGCGTTTAGTCGTGAGCTGATCCCACTGTTTCCGCAGGCTGGTGGGGCTCAGAATGTTGTTCTGCCAGAAGCTGTCTTCGTTGGCCCACTTGAACAATTCGCAAATTTCGTAATGGCTGCGTTTGTCCTGCATGCGCATCAGACGGATGGTATTTGCCCATTCAACCCAGTTCGGCTCTGAGAGGGAGGCATTCACGGTGAGGGTTTTATCGAAAATCCATCGCGCGGCTTTGAGGTCGTCAGCTGTTCCCCAGGATTTTCCTGCAGGGGTATAAATCCCATCGACCGCTTCTGGATGACGAGAGAGAAACTTCAATGTTTCCTTGTTTCGGGATTCTTCAGAATTCCGAGACGAAGATCTTTTAATATTGTTTTTGTTATAGTCTTGGGTGTCTACCGTTTCCGGGAAGGTTTTTCCCGATTCCGGGAAGGAAATTCCCGTTTCCGGGAAGAGTTTTCCCGTTTTCGGTTTGTCCAAAATCCAGGCGGATAGCTCAGTATTTATACCGACAGTTTTCATCACACCATGCTTGTGACTAAAAATAATTCCCCGTGCCGCGAGTAGCTTTATCGCATCTGAAACATGAGAATCACTCAACCCAGTTAACTCAGAAATGACGGTATTTGTCACCCGATCCTGTTTTTTGTTCCATCCGTAGGTGAGCCAGATAACAGCCTCAAGACACTGCCACTCGCGCCCGGACATACGCAGCCGCGGCTTGAGTTTCTGTATCTCATTGGCGATTCTGGTGTAGCCGTTGGACAGGTCGGCCATGCGACCTCCCGTTAGTTCGGTTTTGATTGGAAAATTGATAACTTCAGCGGTATTTGACATACTTCATCCCGTGAATTGACCCAATTAATTCACCCGAAAGCCGTTGGTGTTGCTGCACCGCGGCTTTCACCATTTCAGAACAACCCAGCCTGTTTGCTACCTTTTCGCACCGCACGTTTAGCTGCACGGCGTTCAGTCGAGCTGGTCTGCTTCTCCGCCCATAAGCGGCCATGCCTGAGAGCATCATCGAAAATCGCCCCTTTTTTAGTTGCCTGTGACATTCGGTTGTATAAGTCCTCCGCATGCCTTGCCCCCCCCTGAGCCACCGGAACAGAAAACCCCTCGCTCAGAAGTATTTTTTCAACCTGGTTACGAACGTAATCACCCCACCCCATACCACCTCCTACAGCGTGCACAGCATCGAGCTAACGAGTGTCATCAGCGTTCCTGTCTGCTCAGGCATCAGCCTGAATAGCGAAGCTATTCCCTCGCTTACCTCCTTCAATTTCTGGTGCTCCGGCGCGTTCAACATCACTGCCTGCTTTGCTTCTGCGCACTCCTTCATGGCCGAAGACAGGCGCGACAAAATATCGTCCTGAGGCATCAGGCGATGGCGGAACTCCAGCGGAAGAACGGCCATGATTGCCGGGGTAAGAAGGCGAACATATTCGCGATAGCGCTCAGACTCGGCCGGGTTGTCCAGGTAGCGAAAAAGCTTCTGTCTGGCACGGCTGATATCATCAGGAAACGCGATATCCTGGACGCCCTGCTGTCGCCACTCATCGATGATGTGTGCCGACACAACATCCTGCCCTTCAGCTGCTGCCCAGGCGCGAACGGCAGAACGAATTGCGTCGTGATCTGCCTCTCTCTGTTGATTTCGCTTTATCAGAGCGCCGGTGTTGAATCCGGTATTTTGTTGAAAGGGAAGTGTTTGCATGGTCAGCCTTCCTGTTTCGGCAGGCCGTCAGTTGGGTTTGGGTACGCCTCAGGATCAATTTCATGAGGCGTTACTTCCCAGTTAAGAAAACGGCATAGCGGGACGATGCGTTTTTGAGGCACTCCATTCTCGTAAATCCACTTACCAACAGCCTGACCGCTGATGCCAAAGTGCTTTCCGATACAGGCACGAGATGCTGCCTTACTGATTTTTTGTTGCGTCTCTTTGTTCATGTGCTCTCCTTGGTTTGATGGAGAGAAGCATACATGACGAAAGTTTATGTTTCAACAAACGAAAGAAATTGTTTTAGTGCTGAGTGAAACCTTAGGTTGTAAAATGCACTTATGAATGAGATCACTTACCCAGTTTTTGCCAAAAGAATTCAACAAGTCATGACTGAAAATGGCTGGAATAAATCCGATCTAGCCAAGAAGGTCATGCTCTCGCACACTGCTGTGCAAAATTGGGCTAAAGGGAAAAGTGTTGCGAGTGGTGAGAGGTTAAAGCGGCTTGCTGCAGCAACAGGAAAACCAGAGCACTGGTTCTTTCTTCCCTCAGATGAAACTGATGATGAGCCTGATCAGACGTTATCATCAAATCGTGACCTGGACGAAAAGGAGCTAATGATACTCTCGCTCTTTAACCAACTTCCTGAGTCCGAGAAGTTGCGTCTTATCCTTCACACCAAAGGTGTCCTGCACGATATCGAATTGCTTAAGAACGACGTTTACGACCTCATAAACAATCAAAAAAAATAGAAAACGTAACCCCGTCCAACCAATGGCACCTTTGCGGTGCCATTTTTTTGCCTGAAAACGAAATAAATACTTTCATACTCACTTTACAACCGAAACTTTATGTTGCATCATTTATCACATCGACAACAACCGCATTGTTGTCAGGTGGTAAACGTTCCGCTGGCCGGCGACAAGGCAGAGGTTGAAATGAGTAAACAAGGCATCAGAGCCATGGTCATTTCGGCAGTAATTGGGCTCTTCATCTGGATCGCGCTTTTCAGCGTACTGAGGGAGATATTTCTATGAATGATTTCGCACGCAAACCCGCTCGTCAGCAGGCTGTTCGCTTAAGTCCGCTGTCAGCTTTCATCCGCCGGGTGTGCTACATGCTCGCGCAAAAAGGAGACCCTTCATGAGCACGATGTTTGCCCTGGTTCTCACCGTTAGCATGCTGACGGGCGGTAATCAGGATGTCCTGCTCGGCGTTTACGACACTGAGAATGACTGCAAGGCAGCCGCAGAAGAGCAACACGTGAAAGCTGAATGTTATCCGCTGAAAGGTGTACTGGACGAGCATCCGGCCGGGTTCACGGTGCAAATGTAGGGGGAAGAATGCAGAAGAAATGCGGTTACTGCCGTAAAGCAATCGAGGGAAAACCAGTGGTAAGCACCCTGTTGTACCTCCAGGGGAACCAGCTCGCACGGAAAGAAAAAGAGTATTGCTCAGAACGTTGCGCCTCTCACGACCAGATGGCTCACGAGGGCTAACGTAAACCCGCCGAAGCGGGCTGTACGTCCGGTGCCACCGACCAAAGTTACACCGGAAATTACCAAAACCAATGACCACCCTGAATGGGCGCTACCAATGGCCCGGGGAATTCTACATCCAAAATAGAGGCTATCACATGGAATATTTTTATCTGATAAAAGCGACTCAAAAATCGGGTAAAGCTGATGCCGTAATCTGGCGCACTAATAAATCAGAAGCTCGCGCCCTTCTGCAGCTGGACGTCGATCTGGAAGACGCTGGGATCGAAACAGGCCGCGGCAAAGACTATCAAAAACCAATTCGCACCGATTTTCCGGTATTCAATGACCTGCCGGCGGAAGGTGTTCTCGATTACTCATGGTGCGAACGCTACCAGCTCGGCGACGATGGTCGCACCTGGGCTCTGAAGCCAGGTCAGGTGCCTGCGGATCATCACATCGATGATGCAGGAGTAACCTCTGAGACCGTGGAAACTTTCGGTAGTGATGAATACCAGGACGATTCCAGCGCGCTTTTTAACGTGGCCGAACTCCCCTTTCGCGCGCAGCTGCTGGCGCAGTACATGGCCGAAGAACGTCACGTTTATCATATCAGCATGCCTCACCGGCAGGAGCTGTCAGCTCTTGAAATGGACACTGATAACGCAGCCGTCCAGGATCTGATTCTGGCCGCCGAGAATGTCCCTGAAATTAAAAAATACGATATGCCGGCGCTCTGGAAATTCACCAGCGCCAATAAAAAAGTCTTCCCGGAAGGGAAACGGCATGAACTCGGTAAGCGTATCCAGTTTGCTAAGCTGTGGTTCGCCACGAACGCGATCGACCGCGGCATTCTCACCAGGGAATGGGCTGCCGGTAACTGCATTTCTTCGGTTTTGAAAACCGATGCAGGTACGAATGCTGGCGGCGGTAATAAAACCGATCGCAACCCTGACTACACCCATACCCTTGATACGCTCGATGTAGAAATAGCCCTGGCCACAATGCCAATGGATTTCGATATCTACAATTTCCCGGCATCAATTCACCGCCGGGCCAAAGAGATCGTCCAGAAGAAAGAAAGTCCGTTCAAGGAATGGTCTGCAGCGCTGCGCAAGGTTGCAGGCATCCTGGATTATTCCCGCGCCGCCATTTTTGCCCTTATTCGTGGCGCCACCAGCGACATTCATCATTTCCCGGTAAGTCTGCAGACCTATATCAATGCGAACCTGACCGAGCATAAGCATGACGCCCCTTCTACTGAGACGCTTGAAAAAGCTGGTCATGTTTCATCTGCCGCCGTCACTCTGGACGCTGTGAAAAAGGCTATCGATGGAGATGAAGGTGTGCCTGACCTGGAAACTCTCCCAACTGACTTTCAGGTAATTGGCACCGAACAGGTGAAAGAAGCTCAAAAGAAACGCCCTGACGCTAATCAGGTTCTGGCCGCCGAACGCGGCGAATATGTCGAAGGTATCAGTGACCCCACGGATCCGAAGTGGATAACCGAAGACCTGACCAAACCCAAACAGCCTGAAGTTTCAAACATGGGCAATGGTGTTTTTTCGATTGATGTTCTGATGGATAGCCAGCCAGCATCAGCACCAGCACCAGCACTTTCTATCGTGGACCAGGCGCGCCAGCGCGCTGCAGAGGAAAAATTACATCCAGCTAATTCCGGGGAAACCACCAGCGATGTGCAGATGGAAACGGCTCAGCCGGTCGAAGACGAAAATGATAATGCGGTATCAGCAGGCGAAGGCGCTGATGAGCCTCCTGCGCAAACAATTGCCGTGAACATGAGCAAAATACTGGCTGAACGCTGCCCGGATCTTACCGCCGAAGTGCTGAAAAGCCAGGTTTCCGAGAGTGCTCATAGCGATGAAGAGGAAGAGGCTGAACAAGCAGCACCAGCATGGCCGGAGTATTTCGAGCCTGGTCGATATGAAGGCGTGCCAAATGAGGTCTACCACGCCGCTAACGGCATCAGCTCCACGATGGTTAAAGATGCCCGGGTATCGCTGATGTATTTCGAGGCGCGCCACGTATCCAAAACCATCCAGAAGGTGCGCTCTCCTGTTTTGGATATGGGCAATCTGGTGCATGCACTGGCGCTGCAGCCTGATCAGCTGGAAAAAGAATTCAGTATCGAGCCGGAAATTCCGGAAGGCGCCTTCACCACGACGGCGACGATCCGCGCATTTATCGATGAATACAACAACGGGCTTCCGGTTTTGCTCAGCGCAGAGGACATCAAGAGATTCCTGGAGGAATACAACGCGAACCTGCCCGCCCAGGTTCCCTTGGGTACATCAGTTGAAGAAACCGGCCAGGGTTATATGTCTTTACCTGCTGAGTTCCAGCGCATTGAAGACGGTCAGAAGCAAACCGCCACCGCAATGAAGGCCTGTATCAAAGAATACAACGCCACCCTGCCCGCCCAGGTGAAAACCAGCGGTGGCCGCGATGTCTTACTGGAACAGCTGGCGCTTATTAATCCTGACATGGTTGCTCAGGAAGCACAGAAGGCGCAGCCCCTGAAAGTCTCTGGCACAAAGGCCGATCTGATTCAAGCCGTGAAATCGGTAAAACCGGATGCCGTGTTTGCCGACGAGCTGCAGGATGCATGGCGCGAGAACCCGGAAGGAAAAGTGCTGGTTACCCGCCAGCAGCTGGCTACGGCACTGGCCATTCAGAAAGCACTGTTGAATCACCCTACCGCCGGCAAGTTGTTGACGCACCCGAGCCGTGCCGTCGAGGTGAGCTATTTCGGCATTGATGAGGAAACCGGGCTGGAAGTTCGCGTGCGCCCTGACCTTGAAATAGACATGGGCGGCCTGCGCATTGGTGCGGACCTGAAAACCATCAGTATGTGGAACATTAAGCAGGAAGGCCTGCGCGCGAAGCTGCACCGGGAAATCATTGAGCGCGATTACCACCTGAGCGCGGCTATGTACTGCGAAACCGCAGCCCTTGACCAGTTCTTCTGGATATTCGTCAACAAAGACGAGAACTACCACTGGATCGCCATCATCGAGGCATCCGAAGAACTGCTGGAACTCGGCATGCTGGAATATCGCAAAGCAATGCGTGCCATCGCGAACGGTTTCGACACTGGCGAATGGCCGGCGCCGATTACCGAAGACTACACCGAAGAACTTAACGATTTTGATATGCGCCGTCTCGAAGCGCTGCGCGTACAGGCATAAGGGGGAACAGTCATGGAAAACACTAACATTGTTACAGCCGAACAGCAGGCACCAAACACCATTTCAGCTAGCAACGCGATCTTTAACGTTCAGGCTCTCGGTCAGTTAACTGCTTTCGCAAACCTTATGGCTGATTCACAAGTGACAGTGCCAGCTCACCTTGCAGGTAAGCCAGCCGATTGCATGGCCATCGTTATGCAGGCTATGCAGTGGGGCATGAATCCCTATGCAGTCGCGCAAAAAACGCATCTGGTAAACGGCGTGCTCGGATATGAAGCCCAGCTCGTCAACGCGGTAATCGCCAGTTCCAGCGCTATTAACGGTCGATTTCATTATCGCTACGGCGGCGACTGGGAACGTTGCACAAGGACGCAGGAAATTACCAGGGAAAAACACGGTAAAAATGGGAAATACAGCGTTACAGAACGGGTGCGCGGCTGGACTGATGAAGACGAAATCGGGTTATTCGTCCAGGTCGGCGCGATTCTGCGCGGTGAATCAGAAATCACCTGGGGGGAGCCACTTTATCTCTCTGGAGTCGTCACACGTAATTCTCCTTTGTGGGTTTCTAACCCGAAACAGCAAATCGCTTATCTGGGCGTCAAATACTGGGCGCGGCTGTATTGCCCGGAAGTCATCCTGGGTGTTTACAGCCCGGATGAAGTTGAACAAAGCCCCGAGCGAGAAATAAACCCGGCGCCGGCGCAAAGAATGTCTGTGGCAGAGATCACCAGCGGAACAGACATCACCACCAGCGCGCAGGATTCAGCTCTCAATATTGATTCCCTGGCAGATGATTTCCGTGACCGCATTGAGCGCGCCGAATCGGTCGATGCAGCAAAAGCCATCAGGGCGGATCTGGATAAAGAGAAAGCTGTGTTGGGCACTGTTCTTTTCACCGAGCTGAAAGGTAAAGCCGTGCAGCGTTATTTCATGGTAGACGCCCGAAACAAAGTTGAGGCCGCGATCAACTCTCTACCTAATCCCGGAGAACCGGAAGCCGTCGAACTGTTCGCTAAAGCTGAAGGCATTCTCAACGGCGCGAAACGCCACCTCGGTGATGAACTGTATGACCAGTTACGCATCACCCTGGACGACATGAAACCGGAATACGTGGGTTAACCAGATTGGGAGGGGAAACTCTCCCGATAAAGGAATGTATATGCGATTGATTAACCGAAGCAGACACTCCCCTCTGGGCCGCCAGGCGTGCGATGCGGCACTGGCAAAACACGTTGAGCTTTATGGAGCCTACGGGCGACAGAAAACGAAAAGAACTTATACGGTGGTGATTCAAGGCTCAAAGATCACTGTAGAAGTTGTTAACAGAAAAAGTAGCTATGTGGCCACAGCCATGAGCTGCGCGCGCCGGCTACACCATCTGCCTGGACAATGTAACTAAGGGGTTTTTATGACTAATACATCTCATAAATCAGATGAAATTTTGATAACCGATGACGTTCTGTCCAGATACAAAATATCGCGCAGCACACTCTATTTCTGGAGCACCCCATCCCGGATGCCCTCTTACTTTGCTCAGCCATTCCCGCAGCCTAAAATAAATGGCAGCCCTAAAAGGTGGAGACTTTCAGACCTGCTGGCCTGGGAAGATAACGTGGGGATCAAACCAGAGGCTGACCAACCAGCTTCTCAAGGTGATCCTGCCAAACAGCAAGCCAGTGACGCTGATCATCCAGATAATCATGCAGGTTATAACGTGCCATGA